AGTATCTTCTTGTTCATAATTAATAATAGCAAGAAATCTTCTAATTTGTCTTGGTGCAGAATCTAATCTATTGTGTTCACCAAATCCTTCATCAAAATTTACATCATCAGATACTTCTTCTGAGTTTGCGTAATCTTCATCAACTTCTGATTTTTTTTCATTTTCACCAGCAAGTTCTTTTAATAATAATTGTACATCGAGTGTGTCACCAGAACCATCTAAAATTGAGTATAGTTCTTGAGTTTTTTTCTTAACAAGTTTTTTTAATATTTCAGTAGAAACTTGTCCAAGACTGTTATCTAAAGGATCAGCTTCATACTGTTTTACTTTATTAGGTAATAATTGCTTATCATACTTATTATTTTCAGTAGTATTAATATCGTAAATAGTTTCACCAGTTGCTCTAGCTCCTAACATAAATCTGTACTGAGATATAATATCACCCTTTGATTTAATAAATTCTTCTTCTCTGTTTGGATATTCTTTTGTATTTGAATTCTTTTTGAGTAATTCATCAAGATTATAAACTTTAGTAAGAAGCAATCTTTGTGCAGTTTTAAACTTTTCATCAAATGTTTGACTAGATCTATTTTCAACTATGTATTTAGTCATCATGTTTACTAACTGATTTTGATCAGCTTTTAACAATACAGATGGAGATTGACTAACTCCTGATGCAGTATATTTGTCATTAATAATTTTTTTCAAACCTGGTATTAATTCATAGGCAGCTTGTCCATCATAAATATTAGATTGGATTTGCATTTTACTATAATATCCTCTTTGAATATCTTTATAAGTACTATCAACAAGGTTACCTTTTTGAGTAAACATGTCAATTAATTTTTTAAGTATTTCGAATAATTTTGCTACAAGACCTTGTGGTTTTGTATTTTTATTCATGTAGTTTTGGAAACCATCTGCAAGAATTTCTTCAGCTTGTAACTGAAACATTTTCTCATAATTATATACATAGTTTCTTTCACTTGCAAATTTCTTTAATGATGCTTCTGTAAATGCTTTTTTATATTTTTTGTTTGACGATACTACATCAATAAGTTTTGCTCTTTGTTCAGAAGTCATTAAATATCTAAATACACCGTGAAATGCTTCATGGTATACTACACCTTTTGACAATATAGAATCGTTTAGATAAATTACTCTATCTTTAAAAATACCAAGAACTGTTCCGTCAATTGCTGACAAATCAAAAACACTTGCAATGTCTTCTGAACTAATACCAAATTGTGGTAATATTTTTTGTAACCATTGCACAGCCTTTTGTCTTTCTGCTTTTGTTTCTGTTTGTACTTCAGTATTAGAAATAGAAAACAATTCGTTTTCAGGAATGTCATCTGTCAAATCAATTATATTAGCAGCTGTTTCTTCAGTGTATTCTGAAGAAGAAAGAGGTTGACTAATAGGAATATTTTCTACAGGGTGATTTGTTACTTCTAAAGGTCCTTTGTTAACCACAGGTGTACTTTTTGCAGATGGCGTTTTAGAAGTAATTACCAATCGTTTTTTTGAAATATCTTTTATTTTAAAACTAGTTGCATTTTTTTCATAATCTCTTCTTGCTTGAGTATTATTAAATTGACCAAATACAACACGTGAAATTTTATTACCTTCTTCATCTATGTCAACAACAAGATGCTCAGGATTAGGATAATCTTCGTTAAAGTTTTCTAAAAATCCAGGAAACTTTTCACCATTTTCTAACAATTTACCAACTACTTTTTGAGAAAGTATTTCACCAAAAGCATGTTGTTGTTTTTTAACAGCATCAATTAAGTTAATAACATTTTCAGAAGGATTAGAATCTTTTGATAATTCATTTACTAATGAATAAAATTTAGCAAGATCTTTAGGTTTGTTTAAATCTAATTCAGAAAATATAACATTTTCAGCAACTACATTTTGAACCAAAGAAGTATTACCACGCAAAGTGTTTGCTAACGTTTTTATTTTACCTTCTTCTTCTACTAATGGAAAATTAAAAAATCCTTTGTTAGTTTCTATAAAACCATATTTACTATCTGATTTTTTATTTGCAGGTCTCACTTCTACTTGCAAATATGATTTTCCAGAAATTTGCGGAGAACTTGCAAAATTTACATACAACTCTACTTTTCCTGATTTAGACGCAAAAGATTTAAAAGCATAAACATTTCTGTTAAATTTATTTAACTGTGATTGTTTATCAGGCGCATTTAACACATCTGCCAGTGTAGTTATAAATGTTGCAAATCCTTCTAACTGACCCATTATATTAACAGGTTCTACTACACGCCAACCATGTGTACCTTTATTATTAAATCTTATAATAATATGACTTTGTGTTTCATATCCCTTTCCTTTAAAAATTTCATTTTTAATATAGGCGTCATTTATTTTTAAGTAAGAATCTAAATAATATTGTTGAGTTACCGTATCTTCTATTTCTCCAAGTTCATTGACAACTACAATTCTTTCATTGTCATTTAATGTGTTTTGTAATTGATATTGATTTTGTTCTGCTTTTTCAGGATAGTTACCTTGAGCATCTTTTCTATCAGAAATTTTTGTAAATGCAAATATTACATTTCTTTCTTCTTGTTTAATAATATCACCTGCAGTATCAATAGTGGCAATTATTAATTTACGTGAAAGAGCAGGATCTTCTTCAATTTCATCTTTTAAGTCGTAAACTTGTTTTTTACCAAAGGTTGTTGTTCCTAAATTATATTGAGAAAAAAATTGTTCTGTAACATCTACAGAAGTAACATCTTCAGAAAACTGAGGTTCAACAATTGTTTCTAAATTTTCTTTAAAACCTTTATATACTTCAAAAGCATTTTTCATATTTAACAAATCATCTTCAGATAATTCTGTTTGAGTTTTATCGTTTAATGTTTTGATAGAAAGTTCTTTAACTTTAGCAAGATGTACAGGATTAGAAAAATCAATTTTTACAGTAGTATTATCACTGTTTAGAAAAACATAATTGTCAAGAGGATATAAATAAAACTTTTCACCGGTTCCAATTATTTCACCCATTAATGCAAATTTGCTTTCTGATTTTTGAGGTCTTGCAACAGTGATAACAGTTCCTTTTGAAGTAGACTTTAAATAATTAATTTGAGTTTCATTCTCAAATGTTTCGTAAGTTCTATTAGCAAGTCCTTTGTATTTTGGATTAGAAGCAAGTTCTTGTATTCTGTTAAGACGTTCATCACCTACACCACTTAACTGTACAGCAAATATGCGTACACCAGCAGATGGGTTGTCTCCCATTTTTTTAAGTTTTTCTTCTATTTTTTGTTTAAGAAAAACATCATTTTCAACTGGTTGGATCTTAAAATTAGAAGTAATTGTATCTTCAAAAAACTCTTGTTGTCCTGTGTTACTTCTTGAGTAATCATCGTTACGCGCAGATTTACTGCTCAACATTTCTGAGTCTTCAATTTTACGTTCGTTACCAAATTCATCCGTTGTAAATAATCCTTCTGGTTTAGCTACTGCTTCAACAATTTGATTATTCTTTAATGTAACAATGTTGTTATCTAATTCTGCAAGAGACGCAATATCACGTATAGATATAAAATCAGATTTTTTATCTAATGATGTAATGACAGAATCAATTCTACTTAATAAAAACTCTTTCTGAGAAGCTGTAGTATCAAGTTCACGAATAACATTTTTTAATTCGCTACTAATACTTTTTAATACTTCCTCTCTTTCTTCAAGACTTTCAAACTCGTGTGTGTTAAAATAATTTTTAATTACTGTCAATACACCATCTGATCCTTTTAAATCACCTTCTGTTATAGCATTTAATTCAGACAATTGTTGAATTTTTTTCTCAATAACTTCTGCTTTTAAAACTGGAGATTTTTTAACATTGTACAATGTACTAACAGATGCTATAAATTTGTCAGGAGTTGGTAATAATAATTTTGCATCTGCAACTTTTAAAGCATTACCTAATTGATAAAATGAACCGTCAAGTTCGTTTAAACCTATATAAATCTCAGATATTGAAAATAAAGAAAGTGATTTTTCATTAGTTGAAAGACCACTCTTTAAAATAAACTCTGCTGTTTTGTCAAAGTTTCGATATTCGTTAGGATTTAATTTAATCAGATTTTTTACAATTGATACGTATTGACCAGTTGTTATTTCACACTGTTTCATAAAAGTGATTTTGTTTATTTACTTAAAGCATTTAGCTGCTTCTTTTAATTGTTCAAGAATTGATGACTCAGAAATAGTACCCTCATCTACAAATTTACTAATTTCTTTTGAATTTTCTTCTACAATTGATTTAAAATCTGACAGTTCATTGTTTAAACTTTCCAAAATATTACGATTAGTAGATAATATGTCAGGTGTATTAACAGTGTCAAATAAATTAACTTGAACCTCTTCTGTAGGTTTTTTAATTGAAACCTTTTTAGATTGGTATTTAATTTTTTTACCTGTAATTACAGATTCTCGAATACCTTCAAGACTTTTTCTACCATGTTTTTTAGCAGCGTATTCTTCTAATGTTTTATATTCAGTACCGTGTTTCTTATTATACAATTTCATAGATCTTTCACCACGTGACAGCATGCTTGTATACATAACAATGTCAATCTTGTCTTCAACATTTGTCAACACTTCATCCATAAATTTCTTTACAAAATCAACGTCTTTTCTAGTATTGTTTGCTGAAGTTGCAACTTCTTGTGCCTTTTTTTCAGTAGTAAATGTTTGTACTGTATTATTTTCTGAATCTTTTATATCATATGTTTCTTCATTGTTTGTTTCAACAACAAACGGTTCCATTGATTCTAGCGGTGGAAGTCCCATCAGACTTCTCACAAAGTTTTCTTCAGATAAACTTACAAATCCATCTTCGTTACTTTCACTTATTTGAGTTACATCAGGTGTAGGAGCAGCTGTTGAAGTAACAGGAGATACTGCAACAGGCGCTGTTGGTGTTATAGATGCAGCAGGTGGTGTTACAGGCGGTTGTTCTTCTACAGCATAAGATTTAATAAACTCTGAATAATCTTCTTCATTGTCAACCTTATCAGTTTCATACGCAACAGTATTAGTTTTTAAATCAATACCTGTTATTACACCTTTTATCGATGGATTATTAACATAAAATATAGGAGTACCAACTAATAACGTTTCAGGTATTGGAACAATAATATTATCAGGTTCAGCAACATCTTCTATTTCAGGAGGATTTGATGCTGGAGTTTGATTTGCTTTTTTACGTATTGCTTCAAGTATATAATTTTTTTCTTTTAATAAATCATCTATCTCTTCTTGCGTAGCATAATGTATCATTTCGTCATAAGACTCGTTTACATCATCAAGTCTGTGTTGTAATTCAAGTTCTGACATGTCTGCATATTGTTGCCCAGGTGTTGTTTCTGGAATTTCGCTAACAGGTATTTCTGAAGTGTTTGTCATTTCTTGACTTGCAGCAAGTGCTTCTTCTTCAGTATTATAACCTTCTGTTATAACTTCTCCATTACTTGAAACAACTCCAAATTTACCATCAGAATCTTGAAAGACTTCTGTACCTGTTGTTTTTTGTACAAGTTTTTGTTTTGCAGTCAGCACCTGAGCTTCAATAGACGCTTTAAATTGTTCAGAATTTACAATTTTTTGTTCGTTTGGTCCAAGTTCAATTTCACCACGTGCAATTTTATCTACAAGTAATTGTTCTTTTACAGGTTCTATTTTACCAGTGGCAATAATATCATCATACTCTTCGTTTGTCAAATCTTCAGCATACTCTGACGGTGTATATTTTTTAACAATCTCAGAAAATCTTAATACTATATCATCACGTAATTTATCAACTAACTTTTGAGCATATTCACTATTGTTAATTCCAAGATTTGGATCAAGCGATATTGTTAATAGATTTTTATAGTTTTCATTTTCATATACAGCATTCCAAATATCTTGTACTAAAAAAACTATATCAGCTTTGTTTAATTTACCAGTTTCATTTAAACTTGCTACTAAACCTTCCGGTCCTTCAATATTATTGTAAATTTCATAATTAAAACGATCTAACCATGATAATACATAAAACTTCATTTTACCGTCAGTCATTTTACCCAACGCATGTTTAAAGTTTTCAGGATTCATAAGTGTATCAACAGCACTCATGTAATCTTTAGTATCTTTATCAAGTTTCATATAATCAACCAACTTGCTATGAACATCGCGCATTTCTGTTTCTGAAATTTGAACATCTGAACCTGACTGTTTATTTTTAACATTAATCAATTGTCTAAACGTTTCAATAACTTCATTATCATTTGTATCAAAAGTTGTTTCAAAAATGTCAAGAGGTTCACCATAACCGTCTACTAAGGTTTGCATTTTATCAATACGTTTTCCAACAAAAGTATCCAACACAATGTTCTCTTGTGTTTCGACTTCTCCTTCTGCATTTAAACCTATGTTAACATCAGGTCTTGTACTAAAAAAAGACTGCCATTTTTTTAAATGTTCAAGTTCTTGTTTTTTATCTTCTATTTGTTTTTTAATTTTATCTGTAAGAGCAGGATCTGCATTTTGTTTTAAATTTTCTTCATAAATTTTTAACTCAGATATTATGTTTCCTTTTTCATCATTAAGATATTTAGGATCTGTCAAAACACGAATGGCATAGTCAGAACTATTAGCAAGACTTTTATTGCTTAATAATTCTTGTGATATTTGTTGTGCACGTTTTGCAGTCATATCACTTTTAATAGCATTCATTGCAATAGTATGAACAGCATCTTCTTCTGCAGAACGAGCAATCATTGCTGTAAAATAATCTTTAGTGCCAGGTGTATACAGTGTTGGTTCTGTAAAGTTTTTAACTTTATTTCTTATGCCATCTGTTACATCAGAATATTTTTTAATATCTTTTGAAAGATTTCTTGTAAAATCTAATGGTGTAGCATATTTGGTATCTTCAAGTTTTACTCCAAATGATTTTTCAAAATCTTCATTTGTCATATCGATACCCATTTCAGAAACAGCTCTTTGTAATACATCAATAGATTCTGTACGTTTTGCAGCACTAATTGCAGAAACTAATGCATTATCTCTACTGTTTTCAAATTCGTATCTTAAACCTTTTGCTGCAGCTTCTGCTTGATTCTGTCCTTCTTGTACCTGATTGACAAAATTTACAATTTTATGTTTAAAAGCTCTTTCTTCTGTTTGTTTAAAAAATGTATTTAAAGTTTCAATGTCTTTATCAAATTGTTTCTTTACTCTTTCTACAGGATTTTCTCCTGGATTTTTTGCATACTGTCTTTCAGTAAGCTTATTAGAAGCAGCTTCTAATCCTTTAGTTGTCATGTGAACAGGTAATCTGACAAGTGTACCTGTAAGAGCACCCATTAAAAATGTTTTCAAACCTTGTTTACTAATCTCATCTTCAAAAGCTTTACCAAAAGACTCACTCAATATGGAATTAGATTTTTGATACTGACCAATATAATAGTCTTTCCAACCATTTGCAGAAATACTTTGTAAATTTTCTTGTAAACCTTCTACAAGTTCAAATCTTGTCATGTCCTTAAAGAAAGCTTTACCTACTTGGAATGTTGCTTCTTTTTTACCAAAGTCACGTGCAATTTGTCCTGTGACACCGTACGCTCCTGCAAATCCTTTTTTGTAAAATTTCTTTAAACCATTTTTTTCCACAAGTACTAGATTATCTTTACTTGCTTCAATCAATTCTCGCATTGTTTTATTAGCAGGTAAAAACTTATTAAACATGTTTCCAAATTGCAACTTGTTAGTTGCTAATAATATTGCCATGTTTGTTTTGTAATTTGCTCCACTTGAATCCATGGACAACTTACGCATTTCTTCAAACTGTGTTTCATTAGGGTTATCACCGTTGTTATTCATTCGATGATTTTCTACAAGTTTGTTTAATGTATCTCCATATGAAGAAACAGCTTCAAAAGATGCTTCTGTAGCTGACATATTATATTCTTGTACAACACGTCTTAAACCTTGCGCACCAATACCCATTAATTTTGCTGTTGAAACTCCTGCTTCAACACCTGCGACAACCTTTTCACCATATCTAATTCCTGTACCTACCAAGGGTAATCCTCTTGCAACATTACCTGTCATTTCAAGAACAGTTTTTGATTTCAATATTGCTGGTAAATTACCGTTAAAAACAGTAAAGGTATCGTTTAATGCTTGTCTTGCTGCACTACCTGTTGTATTAGAGATTGCAGATGCTTCTCCAATTTTATTTAATAATCTTATTTCTTCTGCAGATTTATTACCTAATGTGAATCCTTCAGCTGCTTCTCTGAACATGTTTTGTTTTTTAGCAAGCGCCTCTGCAGATTCTCTTGCACCAACTTCTAACGCTTCCTTACCCATAAGTCTTCCAAAATTGGCGCCTATTTTTGCAAAGGTTGGAGCAAATAATGCTGCACCTTCTCCACCAGAAGGAACAGTAGCAGCTGTGATTAGTATGTCTGCTGCAATTTCTAAAGACAATGCTGCAAATGTTCCAAGCATGAAACCACTACTGCCAATAAATTCAGACACACTTCCTTTTGAAAAAATACTATCTTGATCTTCAGGTTTTTGAAACACAAAGTTTTTTTGTGCATCCTTTTGATCTTGGTAATATTGTTGCATCATTTCATCTTCAGAAGCCATTAACAATGACATGTCCATGTTTGCAAGAGCAGAACCTAATCTACCATAACCAACAAAGTTTTCTTTAAACGCTGCACCAAATTTGCTTGACATAGAATCAAATCCTTTTGATAACGCTGTACCCCAAGTTTCTCTTGCTGCAAATCTTGTATAATTAGTAGGATCTTTTGGATTAAATCCATCTGGATTATATGATTCTTGTTGTGTAAAATTTGCAATACTATCTGCATCTAAGTAGCGTATACCAGGTGACTTTTGATAAGTTAAAGATTCTACAAGAGATGTAGGAGGTGCAATTTTATTTTGCAATTGTTGTCTACCAACATGTTGTGAATAACGCATTGTTTCACCAAGAGGATCTCCTCCAGGACCATCAGAAGATGTTTCAGGCGCAAGTGCTTCTGTATCTAAAAACATCTGTGCTTGATTATTTGATGACATTAATGACGCAAAATCTTCTTGTTGATTCGCATCAACAGTGTTTAATGCAGATGCTTCTAATTCTGTGTTTTCAGCCATGACTTGTTATTTCTTTTTACTATTGATTGTTTTTAACGCAGTCATATAAGTTTCGTACTGTGTTTTAATATGTTCATCTAATGCTATTATTCCATCAACATCATCAGGACCATTCATAGGAATAAAATCGACACCTGAATTTACCCATTTGTTTTTTACAGGATCCCAATATTTTGTACTATATGAAACTGAATAGTTACCATATCTGTCATAATTACCAGTAGCAGTAAAATCAAAACCTGTATCTTTAATTGTTTTTTTAGCATTTATTGTTCCTGTTGGATTTTGAAACAAAGAGTTAAAATCACCAAGAGATGTTTTGTTCATTGTAGATTCTTTAACAAATTTTTTAAATCTTGATAACGAAGGATTTGTGCTAATTGTTTCAAATGGTATAGTTACAACTAAAGGTGCTGTAGCTTCTTTTTCTTTATCATTTTTAGCTCTTACTGTAATTTTTACAGTTTCAGCAACAGGATCACTGCTTACTTCATACTCGTTACCTAACATTTCAGCTCTTGCCTTGTTGTTCATGTTGGCAAATTTTGTAAATACAGATGCATCACTTGCGCTTTCAGCAGCCACTGCTCCAAAAATATTACCCCATTCATCAGCAGTAACGCCTGTATTCAATCTTGTAATTGTAGTACCTGTTGTACGTTTGTTAAACTCAGGAGAAACTCTAATGCTTAATCCTTTTTTCTGTGCTTCTGACAATTTAGATAAATCAAAAATAGGATAATTATTGCTAGTATAACCTACTACTTTTACGTTTCCTTCATATGTTTCTTTTACAGAACCATCTGGGTTTAATATTGCCTTTGCTATATTTTCATAATTTTGTTCAATCTGTTCTTTTTGAGAAAGAGCTTGATCAAATTTACCCATCATGTTGTTTAAAATATACACTTGTTGTTTATAATCTTGAACACTTCCTTGTGCTGCAAGAACAGGTATAATTTTTCTTGCTTTATTATGTATACCTACAGCTAATGCATCAATTGTTGATTGAGCAAGTTTTGGTGAATTAGGATTATATACTTGTACCCCAGCGTGTCCACCAAGAGTACCAAGTAGTTTTAATTCATCAGGAGTTAATTTTTCATTACTGTTGTTTGCAATTCTTTTAACCTTGTCCATTACTGAATAAAATTTACCAGAATTTTCTCCACCAACAACAATGTTTAATGCTCCATCTTTTGGATCAAAAGCGTCAGAAAATATTTCATTACGAGTAGTTACCAATGACTCAGATAAAATATCAACAGCAGGAATAGAACCTGTTGTTTGAGAAGTACCAATAATTGTGCTTACAGGTAGTTCACCTTTTGCACCTGCCTTTTTTATTTCTAGTTCTAATTTTGCATTTTCTATCTTTTCATCTTGCGCCATTTTCATAAAAGCAAGTTCTTTATCTTGATTCATTTTAGCATATGCTAAACTTGTATCAACTTTAATTTTATACAAATTCATTGCCACATCATCCTGATCAATCTCAACTTTTGCAGTAACCTTTGCGTGATTTTTACCCCAATCTAATGCTATTTTGTTTAACGCATTATTTTTATAAATATTATGCATGTTTTGAGCAATGTATTCGTATCCACCTTTCGTTACATCAGAAAAGTCTTTTGATGCATTACCTGCTGTTTTTTCTAATTGTGTTTTTTGACGCATCAAATCATCATAATATGTTTTTTTTAATGCTGGTACTCCATTAGGATATTCTCTATCAAACAATTCAATTTTTTCTTTAACATCTGCTAATGATAAATTAGACTGCATTTCGGTTTTTTTAACTTCTTCTGTTACAGGTTTTTCTAATTTTTTAGCAACCATTTGCAATGCTTGATCTCTGGAAATTTTACCTGTTTCCATTTCTTGTCTAATGTCATTTTCTGCATTAACAAATCCCATGACACGTAGCTGTTCATTAAATCTACCATCTGATTCTAATGCATTTTTTGCCCATAATGCAAAAGGTATTCCTGCATCAACACCGTTTGTTTCTTTTACTTTATAAAAACCATGCACTTTGTCTTGAACAATTTCTAATTTTAAATCTTTTACACGTTGTTCAAGAAATCCTGTAACATCTTCAAATGGTACAAAGTTTTTTGGTTGTGCATTTAATATACTACCATCACCGCGTTTAGCATTTTTTAATTCATTAATACCATAGTTCATATATGCCATGCTGTAATCATTTGCAAGTGCTCTTTTTTTAGGATCATCACTTGCTTTCAAAGCATTATATTTACCAATTTCTCTATTGTAAAATTTTGTCAATGCCATATCACGACCAAGTTCTTTATCTTGTGTAATTGGATCAACTATTGAATTTGCAATACTAATATTTGCAGGATTTGATAAATCTAAATTTGAAATATCTTTTAAAGAACTTTGTATTTTTTTAAATACTTGTTTACGAAATTCTTCATTTGATTCAGAAGTTAACTGATCATTTAACGCAGAATTAACTATATTTTTTACATACTCAAATCCACGGTCATATTCACCTTGACGAGTTCCGTACACTTGTGTAAGAAAACTATAATCAGGTTTATATAGATCCATTTGTGGAAACTCATCAGTAACTCCTTTTAAAAATGTTGCCATGTTTTTTTAATGTATAAAATATTAATCTTCAAAGAAATACAAAGGTAATGCACCAAAATCAAATACAACACCTCCATATTGTTTTTTTATTCTTCCACCGTATTTTGTTTCTTGTGGTAATGTTTGATTAGCAGCCATGTATTGACCATAATCAGATTTAGAACCTGTAGCCGCACCTTGTTTATTTATTTCATAATGAGCATTGCGAGAAGCGTCTTCTGGAGATAAACCTTTAGATGTCCAATAATTATATCTTTCTTCAAAATTTCTTTTTGATAAAGAAGATGTGTCATTAGGATTTGCAGGATTTATGTATGGATCATATACTTCTCTACCTTGAGCATCAAATGCTTGTCTTCCACCTGGAAAATAAACATCACCTGTAATAGAATCAATACCAACATTTGGAAACAATACATCTTCCATTTGTTTATGACGCATCCAATTTGTAGTACCATTGTTCCATGCTTTTATTTTTCTATATTTTAGTTCGCGTAAAGCATTGTCATAATTTTGTCTACCTATTGCAGAGTCTGCAATGTATTTTTGTTTAGCATTTTCATTAAGAATTGATTCTTGATTTGTAATTTGAGCATTTCTTCCAAGAGCTTGATTAACAATTTGAGCATTTCTATTTTCAACACCTGCAATTATATTTGCTGATTGACCAAGTCTTTGATCAGATTGAGCTGCTAAAGATGCACCTGCAACATTTCCTGCTGTACTATTCATAGCAGCTTCTGTTGCTCTTGCACCCATTTCTTGCATTGCTGCAATTTGTCTATCAGGATCTTCAATAACATAACCAGGAGTTTCAAGATCAACTCTACTCATTGCAGGAGGATAATAATTAATAATATCAGTCATTGCTGCAGCGTAGTTCATTGAATCTTGTATCCACCAAGGTCTTCTTCTTTTTACAGGAAGTTTGTTTTCTATTTTATTAACAATAATTTCTTCCTCTTTATTTTTAGGAATTTCAATAGGTGCAGGTTTTTTTCTAACACCTGGTAAATTAAAGTTTTCAACACCTGGTACTAATGCACCTGGTTTGTTTAAATCTACGTATGGTTTGTCTCCTGATAAAAGTCCAATAGCTGAGTTTTGATAATTTAACAAATGAGTCATTGCAGGATTTTCTTTTCCTGGTGTTGCCAACATAGTTTTTTTCCAAGCTTCTGCACCACCTGGAAAAGCGTTAATTGCATCAGAATGAATTTCCATATAATTTTCTAAACCTGCAGTTCCAGGTTTAATATCTTTATATAAAAATCCTGATTCATTATCTACTTTATATCCTGATTCTGCAGTCTGATGTCCAACAGTTGTACCTTGATATCTAAACTCAGGTTTTAAATCTATAAACTCGTATCCTTTGCCGGATACTTCTGTTCTAAGATCTTTGTCAGCAACATCATACTGAACAATGTCACCAAAAGTTCCATCAGAATACACAGGTCTTTTATTACCTGTTTTATTATTAATTTGCCATTTAACAATTGTTTTATCACTAGGTCCAGGTCCTTGTACAGTACTCGGTACACCAGGTTGTGTTCCTTGATGTTTTGGTAAAGTGCCACCATATTCAAACTCATCATCTACATATTCAGTAGTCACACCTGCAGGTTTTGCAACAGGTGCTGTAGTATTTGTTTTTGGAGCAATATTTGTATTTGAAGAACGTTGTGGTGTATATGTATTTTTTGCAGTTTTGACAGGAACGTTATCCTTTACAACTTGTTTTTTATTAACTACAGTTGTTGTATCCAAAGGTTGCAAATTAGTTTCACCAGTTACATTTATAGTATTATTTGCAGAAGGTGTGTAAGAAACTTGTTTATTTTGCGATGCATATGAAGGACTTACAACATCATATCCAGGATTAGTAACACTTCGTTTTTGATTGTTTTTAAAAGCAGTTCTAAAACTTTCATTTGGTAAAATAGGAACTTGTGAGTTATCAAAAACATAAGCATCTGCTAAATCTTCTCCTTCGATATACTCATATTGTCCAGTTTTATTATTTCTTACTTGAACAATACCTTGAGTATTATCAAACATATCTCTTAAAGGTTTCATTGTGTCATAATAACCACGTGAATTATCAGCGTAAGGATTTACAACTGTATAATCATTTCCTTTAAAATTTATTTTATCACCTGAATACAAATCAAAACCTTTTACAGTATTGCCGCTGGAATTTTTAAGAGTTCTTTTTTGTATGTTTTGATTTATTGTATAAACATCACCGATTCCACCATGGATATAATTATAATAACCTTTTGTTAGTAATTGTTCAAATTGTTTTTTAGTCAATCTTTCACCATTACTTAATTCAATATAAGGACTGTTTGGATTTTCAACACCATATTCTTTGTTTACTTTTGTTACTGTAACAGGTGTGATTCCATTATAAAACTTAAATCCTTCAACAGGATTGCCAGCAGAAGTTACTTTATTTTTTTGTTTTTCTTTTGTTGTTCCAGCATTCTGGTAATAACCACCACCATATTTCATTTCATTTTCAGCACCTTCCATTGATTCACGCGCACTGCCTCCACCTTGTTCTTGACCAGGTGATTGCTGTCCTTGTAATCCTGCCATAACAGATTCAGCAATTGCAGGAATACCATCAGGAAAACCTTTCATTGATTCTTGTACTAATGCAAGCATTCCTAACTTCTCAAGATTATTTTTCATCATTTGAGTAGCAGTGCGTTTTGCAATAGGATCCGACTCATTGCTTTTCATGGTATTCATGTAATTATTCATTGGATACTTTTGTGCAATTTTTGCAGGAGTTATTCCCCCTTTTGGAACATTTGATATTCCAAATATAGAAAGCACTTCGGGATCTTTAATTTTTAACTTTTTAGTATCAGAAAATATAAAAGAACCTGGTGCAACATTTAAAGGAACACCTCCTTCAGTATGTCTTTTACCAACAATTTTACTATGTTCTAAAAAACCATCGTTATTAATATCACCTATTACAGTTTCACCACCTTCTGCTTCTATGTTAGCCTCATCGCGTGGAACTGCACTAATAGTGTTTTTCACATTGGAATCACTATTAACAGGATTTACTTTAATATATAAATCGTTTCTGTCAACTAAACTATAATTACGTTGATCACCATTTTTTGGTAGCTGTTTTATTCTAATATTGTACATAAACTTTTAAAGTTTAAAGTTAAAAATGATAAATCTATCACATTTAGAATTTACAAATATAATTTGTTTTTTCCTATTTTGTTTCTGATTTTGTTATTAATTGACGAATTCAATCTCAGCACCGTTCTGCATAAGTTGTAATAATTCATCTTCTGATACTTGATATTCTCCACCTTCAGCAAATGCTTGTCCACCATATTTTGCAGTAGTACCAAAATCCTGAATAGGAGTTGTCATACCTAATTGAAAATTATTTGCAGGTCCCACGTTAAGTGTGTAATTACCATAAGGATTTGGAGCATTTGAAGCAAGTCTAAAATCAGTATTACCTGTTGTTTTTAACATGTCTTCATAATCTCTTTGTCTTCTTTTGTTTTCTCTCCAGTCTAAATAACTATTGAAAGAACCAAGACCTGTAATGGCTTTTTGAGCATATTCCATACCACTAAAGTCAGAACCATTGTTGTCAGAAACCTTATTAAAAGTAGTATCTTTTTGTTTTTTTAGTTGCTCATCTTTTAAAGACATGTTCATGTATTGTTTATTATAATCAACTTTATTATAAGCATTATTGTCTTGTGTATATGCTTGATAATATCCATCATTGTAATTAGCAGAACCATCGTTCATCATCATTCCTGCTGATCCATCGCCTACTGTGCTAGAAACACCTGGAATAATTCCTTGATGTTTAGGAAGATACCCTCCATATTTACCTACCATTGTATTTTTATGATTAGGATTATCATTGTATACAGGCATTTTAGTAAAGTCTGTATTTGACACTTTAGAATAATCAATGTATGGATTTGGTGTGTTATTGTTTGTTTTAGAAATATCATTTCTATTTAAAGGATAACCATAACCTGCATCAACACCAAAGTCAACAACATTTCTTAAAGTGTTATTTGTTTTTTCTAATATGTTGCTTCCAGGTTTTATTTTATTACCAACCCATTGTGCTGATTTTCCATATCCTAAAGCTGAACCTGCTAAACCTGATGCAAGTCCTAACACTCCAGTTATAGCTTTTATTCCTCCTGCTAAATCTGAATCACCAGAAGCAACAGTATTTATTGCTGGTAATATATTAGGCATTCCTTCACCTATACCTGCAGCTCCTCGATATCCATATCCTCCTGTTGTCTTATAATCATAAGCGCCTCCTACTTGATAAGATTGCATTTCAGTATTTTCATCATTATTTGCATAAGACATAGGTGCTTCTTGTTCTGCACCACTGTTTTGTTGTATTTCTGCAACCATTGACTGTAATGCTTGTTCTTGCTGATACTCATCAAGTTCTTGTAATTTTTGCACAATAACTTGAGGATCAACATTATGCATTTGAGCATACATTTTAATCAACTTAACAATTTCATTTTGAGAATCTCCACCCATTTGTTTAGATTTTATTTTACGTTCTTGTTCAAGCATCTCTTTAGTAGGAGCTTTTCCAGAACCTTTGTTTGCACGTATGTTATCCCAAAGACCTCTTTTTGAATAAGAGCCATCTGCACGTTTAATCATTTCTCCACCAGTTTTGACAATTGTCAAAGGATTTATGTAATACGCTAACGGCATTGCAAATTCTTTTCCACAATCATGACAAGTTTTACTCATAATATAAAATTTTAGTTACATGTTTATAATCACATGTTTACATTGTTAATTTACGATTTATTTCTTGGATTTATAATGTTTTCTCTGTAATATTCGTTAAAAGGTACAAAACCTCCAATTGCTTTTTTTTGTTTCATAAAATTTAAAACAGATTTTTCAGGACCAAGATATTTTACTATCGATTGTTCATGTGGTAATTTATCATTTACATGTAACATTCCACCTAACTCTTGTATTGCTAATTTATCAAGTTCTGACAATTTAGTCACACCTCCTTTTTTCATTCCTGAAACAGGTTCTTTTTTTGTTTCTGCTTGAGATGCAGCGCTTACTGCCAAACCAACAGGAACTGCTGCAGGAAGCTTGTTAAACATGCTTGATAAAAATTTCAAAGTTTTTGGATGATCATCAGCAAAATCAAATAATCTATGATATGATTGTTCAGTATAAGGATTTATATAAGGTTCTTTTTTAAAATGTTTCATTGCCTCAAAAACTTTTTTAGGAGTAATTGGTTCATAGATATCTTTTATTAATCCTCTTTCTAACATTGATCTTCTTGCCTCAGCTAAAAATGATGATGGTTCTCTTGAAGGCATGCCAACTTTATTTTTTCTAAAATAATTATATGCCTTTTTTGTTTTTTCTGATAAGTTTTCTGATAAGTTTTCTGAATTATTAAAATATTTTCTAAGTAAATCATCTAAAGTAGTATTTCTACTATTTTGTAAAGCATGATTTATTTCATGATCATAGACAGGCATTGCTTCTGCATACTCTCTACCAATTGCTATTTCTCCAGGAAGCTCAGCATTATAATATGTATTTGAAAAAACATTATCTCTTAAACTTGGTTCTTTACTTAAATTAAGAGCATTATCTGAATAATTACTTGAACCTAAACCCTGTCTAAAAAACGCATTATTTGTAGGTATTCCAAATTCTTTTGGTGTTAATCCAGGATTTAATTTTTTAGCTTCTAAATAATTTCTGTTAAAATTTCCCTGCAAAGCTGTTTGATACAATTCTGAAATTCTTGTATGAGCATTGCTGACTGCTTTTTTTTCTACATCTATTATGCGTTCTAATAAAGGAAAATCTCTTTTTAACATTTCAGCTTCTTGTGTAACTAATCTACTAAATCCTTCAGGAGACTCAAGTTGTTCAATTTTTTTTAACAACTCTTTATCTAAATTTTCAGCACCAACAGTTAATAATTTTTTATTTCTATTTTTAAATGTTGTAACAACATCTTTTATAGAATTAGCATAATCAACAGTACTAGAACCAGGTAGTTGTTTTGGCATTCTTCCTACAGTTGATATTCCTTCACCTATCATTCTTCCTGCAGGTCCTGCAACAGGTGCAATTTCTAAAACATCCATTCCTACATTACCTGCATTACTCCAAGATGGATTATTATACATTTCTACAGCATCAGGTGCAATATTATATAAACCATGTCCTGCAAAACCTGCATTAATAGCATTACCAACAGTAGCTCCTGGAATAGAAGACATACCTGGTAAAGAAGTTGCTAATGCTCCTTCAACGTATGGAGCAGCTGCAGCACCTGCAAATTCTAATCCTGCTACAAGTGGAGCTAATGCATATGGTGCAAGCATTGCTGCTGCAGTTCCATATAATATAGGAGCTGCAATATCTGTTACATCGTCACTTAATGAATTTTTTGTATATGCTTTTCTTCTAACAGCTCTTCCTATTGGAGTATCATCATTAAAATATTTCTTTTCTTCATCTGATAATTCTTGATAAAAAGGATATTCTTTATCATAAGGAGTGACAACAACTTCATTTAAAGGATTAAAAGAAATACTTCCGTCATCATTTTTTACACCAATTCTGCCTTCATTGTACGCATCAGAATATTCTCTTGAATCGGTTAATATTTTTTTTTTAATACCATCACCTTGATCTACGGTAACAGTTGTTCCTTCTTGTGCTTTTTGTAAAAAGTTAATAATACCTCCATATTTATTGGCATTTAAAGTTTTAAAAGCCTGATTACCTGTATAATTTTCCATAGTTCCCATTCTATTTAAAAGTTCAGGTGTTAATATTTCATCACTTTTTATAAGAGATTTTAAATAATCAGGATTTGCATTTTTAATTTTACCTGTTCTTTCAAAAATTGTATTACGTAATGCATTTTGAAAATCTTGAGCATCAAATGCTTGTGCATTATTCCAATTTGAATCTAATTGTTTTTTAAATATTGTAGGATTTGTAATATCTTGATGTCCAAGATCGCCAAATATACCTAATTTAGATTTTGCATAATTATATTGTTCTGGTGTCATGAACTTTTCTTTAAAACTGCCAGCTTTAAGTTCAGGAAATTTTTTGTCAAATACCATATCAGCATCACTTAAAGGATATTCATCAGAAAATTTAAAAAACTTATCCCAATAACTGCGTTCTTTTGCTATTTTATCGACAAGTTCTTTATTTGTAAAAAAGTCTTTTTTTGTAAGTAAAGGTTTTTCAGCATATGTTGCTTTAACAATTAGCTCGTCAAGTGCATTATTAAAAGGCTCTACTTCTGAAATTCCTCCTTCATTTGGTAACTCATCTACATATTTCCATTCACCTTTTAAAAAATTACTTGTGTCAGTAGTATCATAAAATATTTTATCTCCATCAAGATTATGAATAGCATTTGCAAAGTCATCTCCTATTTTAGGTATTTCACCTTTGACCGTTCCTTTTTTAATTCCAAATCCTGCTAAAGGATTAACTACATTATTTATAAACTGACCTGTATTTTTTGTACCAATTCCTGCTAAAGCACCTGTAAGCAAAGGTGCTCCAACAGATGTTACATAAGGCATATAAGAATCTTCTTGTTGCGCTCTTAAAGGTGCCTGACCTAAATTATCTGCCATACTTCCTATCATTACTGCAGGATTTATATAATCATCAAAAAAGTTAGGTTCATTTGATATTCTCATAGCATCTCCTGTTGCCTGACTTCTATCTGACAAAGACTGTCTAAAATTGTTCCAATCAAAAGGTTGTTTGTTTGCTTGAACTTGTGCATCTATTTTTGCTTGTCTTTCATCTGCAAATTCTTTGTTTGTTTTATTTCTTGCAGCATTAGAATGTTTATTAGCATTATTATAATTTCTTACAGTAGTGTTATCTTTAGAAGTAGTTTTATATTTTTCTTGTTCCATTTTTTCAGCAACTTTTTCTTCAAAAGTTTTTGCTTTAAAAACAGGATCTGGTAAACTTAATAATCTTTTTAATTTTTCTAATTTTTCATTTTTAAGATTTTGTTTTTGTTTATCCCATGTTTGAGAACCGTTTTGATATTGATACAAATCTCCTCCAAATTTATAATTAGATTCTATGTTAAATTCACTTCTTAACTGTTTTAATCTCTCTACAGCTTTTGGATTTTTAAGAGCATCTTCATTACCATACTTTTCTTGTATGTATTTGTTATATGCATCTGAAGCAGCTTTGATTTCCATAGCTCTTTGATAATCAACACCTTCTTCATTAGCTTGATAATAATCACTAGGTCCTTTCATGTTATATCTTTGCATATTAACATTATAAGATTTAGGAGCTTGTATAGGTCTTATCAAATCCAGTTCTTGTTTAGGGAACGATGGATCTTGATTTTGCATTAGTGATAAGTTTATAGCTTCCACTCTTGGTTGCAGTTCTGGTTTAACTTTAATAGGTTTATCTGTTTCTTTTTTTATTGATTTTTTAGATAAATAACTTTTAGGTACACCATCCATACCATATCTTTCAATTCTAAGTTTTTTTTCTTTTTCTGTCAATAAATCAAATGGTTTTACAGAAATAGGATCATATCCAGATAAAGTTATAGCATCTCCATCCATTATATCATTTTCATTAATATTTTTAAAAGACTTAAAAGATGTTGGGGTTATTCTTCTATCAAATAATTGCATTGGTGCTCGAGTGTCTAAAATCCTAGTAGCCAATTCTCTTTGTAAATATTTATTTTTATCTATATCTTTTCTATAAATGTTATTAGGAAGTTTAATTTCTGTTGATTCATTGTTTTTAGTAGGAACTTGGGCTCTGCTGCCTCTATGTTTAAACTCTTTAACTTCATCATCATTCATTTTATGAGCATAAGGATTTTGATGATAATTTACATGATCATTTTTATAATTTTTATTATTATAATAAGATTCTACTTTTACACTATTATTATATAAAGCAAGACTATCAGCTCTTGTAGCTCTTCCGCCATCTTGAGCAATAGGAAGATTATAATCTGAGTATAAGTCACCTCCAAATTGTTTTTTAGACCATTCTTTTTTATCTTCCTTTGCATGTTGTTTAGAAGTACCACATTTAGTAGATGAAAAATTAGGATCACATAATCCATCTAATCCTACATCAGGACCAGAATTTATTTTACTTAAATATTTAGAGTACTCACGAGGATTATAAAAACCTTGAGCACTATTCTGAGCATTGTTTTTCCAAATATTAAAAGACTGTTGATAAGGACTATACGCAAGTTTTTGCATATTCCACATTAATTGATTTTCTCTAATCTGAGGTGCAGATAAAGGTTTACCATTTTCATCTACTCTACTTACTTTTTTAGCAGATGTAAACAAAGTGCCATCAGTATCTCTATCACCTCTATCTTTATAACTTAAAGGATAACTGCCTTGAGAAGGTATTATCATTGGTTCATTTAATGAAACATTGAACATTTGCTCACCTCCTGTTTGAGCAAGAGATAAATTATTATTTACATCATTGTCATTTTGAGCAATGTTGTTCATTAACCAAATAAGATCTTCTTCTGAATAATTTTTTAAAGCTCTTTCTTTAACATCAGAAGGTAATGCTTCTAAATGTTCTTTTGTAAACTCTTCATAACCAGGTTTATAAATGTTAAGTTTTGCAGCCTCGTATTGTAACGCTTTTTGATCAGCATAGTTTTCATTAGCGCCTCTTGATATTTTTCTATCTTTATTTCTTGACTCTAATTGTTGATAGTCGTATCTATTATAAGCAGGTGTCTGTCTTCCAAAAAAAGTTTTACTATTATCTAAAACAGCATGTCCAAATTCATGTGCTAATACAGAATCAGTTGGTAAAACAGAATCATAATCTTTAGACCAAATTTCTGAATCTTTTTCAGGAGAGTAATGAATTACATTAGTATTAGGTTGGTAGTATGTACCAAATTTGTTTTCATCATTTAAAAATTCTGTTTTACCTATATTTGACTTTCTTTGTTCAATTACTTTGTCAACATCAGGGTATCCTGAATTTTCTAAATTTCTTTTATACAGTGGCGAATCTATATAATTATTATACCATTCTTTTACTTTGTTAAAATCCGCTTCACCACCTGTTTGCATTATTTTGTTTTCATTACCACATTTGTGACAAGTAGAAACATCATTACCTCCATTAGCAGCTTTCCATGACCAACCGCAATTAGAACATGTAACTGTTTTGTTAAGCAATCCTCCATATTTTGCAAAAGGTGTTTCGGTAACTTGAGAACCTGGAAAGAAATATTCTTGTCCAGGCTCCATGTATTGCTTATTACCAAACTCATCTATACCAATAAGAGGAGTACTCACACCTTTCATTGTTATAGATGTTCCTTCCGGTGTACCATAAATAGTGTTTGAAGGATTGTTTTTATAAGGTGAATTATCTTTATATCCTTTTTCAGATACATCCTGACGAGTTTTTTCAACTTGTCCTGTGATGAATTTCATCAATATGTCTTTGTTTGTAGCCATTACCTTGGACTTATTAAGTATTTATTATTAACAAATTTAAGAATCATTTTTTTATCATTGCTTATGTTTTTTCGCAAAATGACTTTATTACCATAATGTCTAAACTTTTTATGCTCTAAAGGCGCTTTGTTAAAATTATAATAAGGAACGTTAAAGTTTTTATGATAACCATCTTCTTGTGTCACCCACATCGGAACATTGTTTCCTGAAAACTCACCTCTATCATTAGTAACATCGTAAAATTGATTAAATCTAAACTTATTTTCTTCTTTGCTGTACTGTATATCAATATCAAAATTATTAACGATTGGATAATTTAATAAAGACAAAGGATTATTTTTTGATTTTAAATTTAATTTTAATAACCCACTGTTTTGTTCAGAATTATAAATAATAGCTCTATCAAAGTTTTCATCTAATGCGTGATTAAAATCTTTACCATTGTTAAAGTATTTATACACATCAAGTGTATATTCAAAACTTCTCAAGGTTGTTATTGTGTTCGGTGTTACAATAGGAAATTCTATTTCCCATGGAAAATTTTGGTCATAGTAATTTGCAAAACTATCTTTTCTAACGTTGTGTCTCCAAATTTTTGTAACAGGTGTTTGTGAACCTGTAGTCTTAATTGTTAAAAAATGATTAAAAGAAGGAACCAGCCATTCAGGATGCCAATCATGAAATGATAACCATGTTTTTATTTTTGGATCATAACTTATTGTCCATCGAATTTCTTCTAAATAATCTTTAATATCAATAGGTATTAATACAGGATTACTAATAGGATCAACTGTTTCTGTACATAAACACTCGTTTGTTTCAACACTTGTAATACATCCTGGAGGACATATTTGTGGAGAAACACTAACAACGCAATCACAATATGTAATACTATTGATTACTACTTGTGTACAACTAGGATCTGGACATGTGCAAGCCATTTTTTTATTTTTTATATTATTCTTTTATACATCTAATTCCTGCACCAAATTTAGGATTTCTTCTGCTAAAACCTACAATTGCATAATCATATTGTAAACTCAAAACTTTAGCAGGTTGTGTGGTTTGACTAGCATCATAATCAGTAATCCATAATTGCGCCCATTCTTTTAATCTTGCAAAAACATGAGAATTTCCTTCAGGTCTAAAACCATTTCCTACACCTGTAAAACCACTAGAATTAGTACCACTTTCGTTAGGACTATTCCAATGTGCAAGACCTGTTTCTTTCATTTTACCACCTGCAATATATATTCCACCTAAACAGTTTATGTATGTAGTGTATTCAGCTTCTGTAGGTACACGATATCCAACAGGTGCAATTTGTTTTCTTAACGAAGGATCTGTCAATGATGCAGAATTATGTATTCCTACTGCAGCATACCAATTATACAGTTTACCATACACAGGACCATTAGCAGAATTATGTTCATAATAACACCATGCGCCAGTGGTAAGATTTGCCCATTGTGTTGCATCAGTAACTTGTGGTATTGGTGTGCCATCTCTATAAGTAGTAACCTCTAAGTTTTTAGCTGCCCATTCAATTGCATTTATATTTACAGTTACTGCTTTTCTTGCACTTTCACAACCATTTACAGTTTGTGTTGCATAATAAGTTTGACCATCTACTAGTAATGTACTACTGCTTAAAGCAGAACCTCCTGTCGCTGCAGCGTACCATTTAATAGAATTTCCTGTAGCAACTAAATCAGCAACTGTACGACCTGCTAAACAAAATTCTTGTAAAGAAGTTGCTGTAGGAGGTGCAACAACAATCAAAGATACAATTACTGCAGATCTTGGACCTTCGCAACCACTTATTGTTTGTGAAACATAATATGTAGCATTTGTTAAAACATCTGTTGACAATAATGCAGTACCCCCTACAGGTAGTAAATACCATTTTAAACTTTGTCCAACAGCTTGTAAATCAGCAACTGTTTTACCAGAACAAAAACTTTGAGAAGCATTTGCAACAGGAGCCACTGTATTACAACATGTTGCTGCTACACGTATTGTAGCCTCACATTTATTTGTTACAGAATTATAAGTGTATCCTTCACTACATATATTTGTAATGTTTGTTTTTTGACATTCACCAGCAACAAGTGTATAACCTTGTGGACAAGTTTGTAAATATCCTTGACCATCACATTCAGATTGATTAATAAAATATCCTTCACCATTAATATAAACTAAACAATCAATTATTTCATCAAACTCTGGTTTAGGTACATAATCTTTTTTAGTAAAATATAAAAGATCATATTGAGAATCAAAAATTGATTGCACAGATATACCTTCAATTACATTATCATACAATTTAAAATCAGGATATTTTTTTAAAAGTGGTGACGGAAGATTTTCTAAAAACCAGTGTTTCATTCCGTCTTTAGAAATTTCATCCATTCCTCCACCTGAATAATTAATAATTTTTCCTGTTTGTTGTGATACCCAAAATAAACCATATGGTGTATTTACAGCTGATTTACTTGATATACATGTACCATAAGCAAAAGCATCATCAGCATTTACAAGAGATTGCATATTTTGTTGAAACAAACCTGCGTCACCTATTGTATATTTTACACCTCCTTGTGATTCAAAAGTATCAACACCTACAAATTGTGTAGGTTCAATATCTTCAAATAACATTATTGCGCCTTGAGCATTTAAAGTTTTTATAGTACTTATTTTTCCGTCAAAGTCTCTATAGTTATTTTGTAAATAATTTCTCCAGTTGTCTCTTTTAAGTCCTTCTTGTTGCTGTAATGAATACACAATTCTTCGTGGGTAGTATTCAAAGTAGCTGGTATAGAGGGTTGGATCATAGTCCCTTGGTAAAATATTTGCCCATGAAGCAAAGTTACTGTATAATTTCGATGCGCTAAGTGACAAGTCATATTCATAATAAACAGGTTTTGTTATAATATCGCTTCTAAACATTGTGTCTAAATCAGTAAAAGAATTACCAACAGGATCATAAAATTTTTCCCAAGGTTCTTCACCATAATCTCTAAATGCAACGTTTAATTCAGATTCAGTAAAAAAATCTCTAACACCATTGTAAGACAAGTACATCCAAGCGTTTTTAAAACTTGAACGTATAAGTTGTCCTGTTGATTTTTTACCATGTAAATTATAATAATCACTAGGTGTATCAAATTCAAATTCAGGTATTAAACCCCAGTCTAATGATATATCAAAATCTGTAGCTTGATATCTTTTAGAATTTAACCAATAAACAGGTGTAGGACCATTTACATAATTTTGGTAATTCCATTCTGTACCATTTGGTACATCAATCAACCATGTATTATAAAAATAATATGTATTTTTTTCTGTATATCTATTTATATAAATATCACCACCAAATATTTGAGAAGTTGTGTGTGATAACGTAACATCGTCAAGTGTTTCGTATACACAAGAATTAACAGGAATTTGCACAATAGAGTACAGTTGTCCATATTGATTTTCGTAATCTACTTTTATTGCTCCGTAATAAGATGCAGTTTTTGTTGTATATATTTTACTAATGTTATCGGTGTCTGATAATAATTGTTTAGAATCATCAACGTTATACGTATTAGGAATATCTGTTTTAGACTGCACTGCCAAAAATTTATTTCTATTTAAGTTGTTAATTCTTTGTGTAGAATTAAAATCTTGAAGTCCTGAGCTAACATATTTTGCACCTTGAGAAGCAACAGGTCTTGTAATAGAAGGTTTTAATAAAGATGGAGTGTTTGTGTTTACAACATTAGAGTAAGAATTATAAAACGCATGACTATTTAATTGTACAACATAGTCGTTGTAATTAATAATGTTATAAATAATATCAATCATTGTTTGTAATGATTGAATAAAAGTCATTTCTGCTTGTAATGCTGCTTGAACAATAGTTGTAAAAATAGCTGCATATTTTGCAAAACCTGTTCCTCCACTAAATGCAGCGTCAGCACCTGCTGATATTTGATTTACAACCATTGTTGCACCAGTTGACGAAAGTCCTCCTTCACTTTGATTTGTAGTAGAAGTATCAAAATTAACTGTAGGAATTCTATTTACAACATACCCTGCTAATGCAGAACCTACCCAAATTTCACCACCTGTGCTTGTATGAGCAGTTGTTGTATAAGAACTTGATTGTTTTCCAAACAATGTTAAAAGTGCAATACCTGTTGCAATAACAGCACTTGCTGCAAATATATCTTCGTGTATGTACTTAAATTTAGGATGTTTGTAAGGTATTAAACCATATGTTTCAGAATTACCTAGTTCTTCTGTATACATTTTTATATGTCCACCAGAACCCATGTAAGGTTTTACTAAATTGTTTTCAGGCGAGTGAAATGAAAATATATCATTTTGTACTTCTAAATTATTAGAAGACAATAAAAACGGATCAGGTGTAGTAACGTCATTATAAGGATAGTTTTGAAACAATCCTTTTTGAGTTACATTATTTTGCATGTCGTATTGAACCATATTGTTAAAAAGACCTTTTGCCAATATACTTCTGTTTCCTTCACGTGATCCTCTAAGTATTTCATATCCTACAATATCAAGAATAGGATTATTATCTAAATCTACAGGGTGTTTAATATTTGTAAACTCTACCCCTAATACATTTATATAATTACCAGTTATGTCATGAATATGAATAGTTTCATTAGAAGGCATCTTATGATGTCTTATAGGTTTATTACATAAATCCTCCCATATTTCAGGATGACTATTTGGATATAATTCTGTAGATTCCCAATATGCCATGTCACCACGAGCAATTATAAGACCTCCATCGTTTCTATCATCTGTAGCCATGCTTGTAATAGTAGACGTGTCATACACTTGCCAATATTTTCTTCGTGTTGGATCTATTAAATCAGGATTTGTAACAGGTAATACTGTAAGATCACTTGGTAAAGATGCTCTACCAGGTATGTGAAAAGATGCTGATCTAGCACCTGTTTTATAAACCCATCTTATAAAAAATGGATACACTTCGTCTCTATAATAACCTGTTTCATTTCCACCATCCCAATAATAACTTGCAGGATATTGAACAGCAACCCAATTGCATTTTATATTATTTGCTAAAGGTTGATAATTAAAAAAGGGTTGTGTAGTTAAAGCAGAACGTACTAAATAACCGTTTACATCAAACATTTTTTCACTTTTTTCATACACTACATTTTTAACAGGTATAAGTGATAACTCCACTGTTATTAACGAAGCATTGTATAAATCTAAATGAACCTTTGTTTGTTCTGTTGAGTAGTAACCAATCTTTTTTGCAACAGATTGTTGATTAATTGTAGCAATTATTACTAACTCGTATTCTTCAAAGTTTTTATCAATATTGTCAATTGTAATATCTAAAGATCCACCCATTCCAGTATGATCCCATAATGATTGAATATTACTTGGCATACTGTAATCAGTAAGTTTAATACCTTTCTCAGAATATGCAATAACAGCCTGATAAGAACCATTGTTTAATTGACCACTACCTTTTGATTTATTTATTGTAACACAAGGCTGTTTTACTAAAGGATGTAATCTTAAAGCGTCACAATCTAATTGGTCAGTACAAATTTTTGCACCACAAGCATCAGGATCAGGAATTGTATCATGAACCTCGTTACAGATTGCTAATGGAGCAGATATAGTATATCCATTTACAATGTTTACAATATCAATACTTTGTGCCAAAGCGCATATAGTAATAGATTGACCGTATCCTAATGAAGGAACTTCTACAATATTATTAGAAGTATCTGTGTAAAATATACCTGTTGGTATTACAGGCATAGGAGGAGTAGTTGCTGTAACAACTGGACAATTTACAGTATATTTCCATTCTGTATTGTTAGGTCCTGTTACTCTTACATAGCAAGTAGAAGTTGACGTAAATTTATTAAAAGTTACTGTACCGGTTCCTGATACAGGAACACTTGTTGTTGCTGTAGGAGGATCTGTTGCAGGGTCTGCATCAAACCACACTTCAAGTTTATCTTTAACAGTGTACATTTCGTAATCTATTGTAACAACACCGTAACTATCACCAAGTGAATGTACAGTATTTGTTACACCAGGACCTCCTGAATTAGTAGATTGACCACAAGGATTAGCTTGAGCAGCTCTTGTAACTGTATAATTGTTCCAAATTTTATCTACAGTTATTGTAGGTGTTGTGCAAACATATGGTATCTTATCATCATCCAAATTCATTACACGATCAGGATTCAAATTATCTTGCCAATAAACAGAATATGAACCATCATAATTCATTTTGACAGCTCCTGTAATTAAATTATAAGTACTAAAATTTAAACATTTATCGTTTACTTTTTTAGTATAGGTACATGTAGCCTCATCAAAAACTCCTATTTCAGAGTCAATGTTATTTGTACTAAATATAACCCATTCTGTTTTATATTTATTAATTACACCTATTACAGTGTATGGAAAAGTTGTACAATATAAATTTGATTGTTCGTTTCCTATCGCACCTAATTCACCTGTGTGTGAATTATTAATTGCATTAATAGCATTTGTCCAAACGCCTTCTGGTATATAGACATCTGTATTGTCTTTTACCATGCCTTTGATAAAGCTGTTAATCAATTGTGGATTTCCTGTATTTTTTGTTTCTTCTGCCATGTCTTAGTACATATAACTTTTAAACATGTTATAATAATTATGATATTGTGCTTTTCTATTCATTTCCCAAACTTTTTTCATTTCTGCAAAATCTGGAGTGTTTACAAATGATAAAGCGTTTGCACGTGCTCCTCTTAACTTTTGTTCCATAAGTTGTAAATGATTGGAAACACTTTCACCACTCATAAATAAATTTTCATAAACACGTTGCTTTAATGCATATTCATAATACTCATTACAATAAGGATGATCTAATACAAGTAAATTACCATCATCATCTTCCATTAAAGATTGATAATTAATATAAATAACACCTTCATCAAAATTAGTATGAATAAATCCATTTTTTAAATATGCGTCATATCTTCCTTTTGCGTTTAAATTAAAACAATCATCAGATATAGATTTAGATTTTTGCATTCTTAAAGGAATAAGACTTTTGCTATCTGTTCTTTTTCCATTTGTAACATAATGAACACGAGGTGTGCCATCTGCAGTGCAATCAAGTAAAGCAGGACATGAACCTGAACCAGTACCCATTGTACTAATTTTTGCACCCATTATTATTACTTTAACATTTGTAATAGTAACACTTGATTCGGATATAATACTTATGTTTTCAGAATCAATAATATTAATATCAAAATCTAACGCTACACCGTCAGAACCAAATGCTTGTACAATAATGTTTTGCGTATGTAATTGATGATTAATAATATTAATGCCTTGCACAATATCCATTATGGTAGTAGATTGATTAACAAATTTATCTGCTAAAAAATTTTGAGCAAGAGTAACACCTTCTAAAATACCTTCAGTGTATGTTTTATTATATGTAGGTATTTCTTCAGTATAATGTTCTTCACAAACTAATCCAAAATTTAATACATAAAAGTCTTGAGGAAGCTTTCCTTTTCCTTTGTGTATTTCAATTGCTTTAGAACGCGACTGATTAATACGTAATCCTAAATCATAATTTACACGTATTGCAACTTTAATAAGTTGTTGTGGTGTTATTAATCCTTCAAGATCCCATGTATATAAATCAATTTTTACACTGTCTAAAAGATCATCAAAAGTTCTATATTGTGGTTCAGTTAATGCCATGATACATTTTAATTAATAATGTTTCTATTATCTTGTTGAGGATCAGATGGTACAGCCATCATTGCTCCTAAATCTTTAATAACATTTTGTTCAATTTCTGCATATAAATATTCAGGAATAGCAAAATTTTTGTCTTGTATATACATACAATCGTCTTCAGTGTCGCAGTTGTATCCGCTAATATCACCTTCAAACACACCTTCAATTCTTACAGCATCCCATTCTAAATTTGGAAAATAAACATGTCCATCCATAAACCAATAGTATTTCTTTTTATTATACTTAAATGTTTTTTGATTAGACATTTTTTCATAAATATTAGGATAGGTAGGTGATACTTCTTCTGACAAATCCAATGAAGTTACAGATCTAAAAATAGGTCCCCAGTGTCCTTCCATCATGTTTGGCAATTTATTTTTTGTACGTTTAAATGTACAACCAGATGTAATACAATGGCATTTAGATTCTGCACGGTCTACTTCAATAAGTTCAACGTAATTCAACACTTGAAATACACTGTTGAATTTCATAATTCTATTTTGTATATCTTGTCTGCGCACAAGCATTTTAGCATGCTTCATTACCATAGAATATAAAAATCTATCTGTAAGAAAAGCATCCTGCTTTACTGCTTTTATTTGATTACGTACTCTCGAAAGTACTTCACCTATTGTTATCATAATTTTATTTATATATCGAACTCATCATAATATTCGAGAAGTTCTTGTTCTTGTTCTTTTTTTTCTAACTTGTAAATGTCTGATTTATAAATGTTTGATATTTTTACCTTTGGATCAATCTGTAAATATTTTTTCCAGTTTTCAGGATACGTAGCACTTACCGTTCTACTAAATTCACGTGTTGCATCAAACGCCCATAACTCATGATTTTTAAATCTATATTTACTTCCAAACGTTGTAAAAAATATCTTTGCAAGATACTGGTCGCTTTCATAATTTCTATGTTGCACTACTTGTAAATATTCTTCACTTGCTTTAAAGTCAATATTTTTCTTTTTTGGAGGCGGACATGTACCAATAAACAAATGTCCGATTTGTTCAGGCAGTTCAACACCATCACGTTTGTCAATCACAGAGCTCCACATATTTTTATTAAAAGTGCTCACTATAGATTTTATTTGCTGATTTGTAAAATTAGCAGACGATGGAACCTTTTCTTTCAACGTCTTTATAAAATCTGTATTTAATGTACCATCTGTCATTTTTCTGAATCGTGGTGCATTTAAGTTTGGTTTATTCATAAACTATTTACATTAAGAATTTACTAAAAAATAAGAACATATTAAAATATTTGTCCAATTATATTATACTGTGTATACAAATTCACATATCAAACCTTTGTTTTCATGATGAATATGCATAATTGCAGATCTTTGATTACCTGTCCATTTATTATGATAATGATAATAATCTGAAGAAGTTAACGCAGGAATAATTCTTGTCACAAATCCTTGTTCTTCATTTTCTGTAATAACTTCTTTTGTTTTTCTACCATGATAATGTCCTGTATATAAAATACGATGTGTAGACGTTCCCCATTCTTTAGGAAATTCTACAGCATACACTAAAGGATTGTTTTTAGATGATACATCACCATGTTCTACAGCAATCATGTTTTTACCATAAACAATTACTTTACGTTCTGCGTAATCAACATTAAATGTTATATTATCATCATGTCGAAAAACTTGAGATGTTGCATGAATCATATGATAAGAAGATAATCTGTCATGATTTCCAGGTACAAACACCACTTCAAGGTTGTCACAAAACTGTTTAAGTTTATTGATACCATTACATACTGCATCAAATGCTTTTAAATACGCTTTAGTCGCGACTTCTGAGTTTTCTACAGGTGTTCCTTTTGTAGTTGTTCCGTCAAAAGTGTCCATGTTAAGTGTATCCGGACCAACAATTAATATTATTTTTGATAAATAATAATTCTTATATGCTTTACCTACCAGATAAAGTAATGCTTTATCCATTATTTCACCCATGTTTTCATTACCTGGTTTTCCAAAGTGTAAATCTTGTAATGAAATAACCCCGCACACTTTTTCAGATGAGTCTGAATTTAAGTGTACAGGGTTAATGCTTGTATAACTAGGTAATGTATAACTTGAAAGTTGTTGTAAAAAAGATTGTTGTATAACTTGTGCTTCTGGTAGTTTTGTAATCAGTGCTGATATTAACCATTTATCATTTTGCTCTTTATTCCAAAACTGTGACAACTTCCATTTTGTTACATCAATCTTTAATAATGAAATAATTTCATCAGGTGTTTTTGGTTCTGTCAAAGATACACCTGTAATTTTACGCGTGCCAGATTCTTCATTATGATGTACTTCCGTCACTTTCGAAACTTCTTTTTTTGACTTTATAATTCTATTTTCAATTTTTAGAAATAACTCATCGTTAATTTCAGTGTTATCTTCAAGATTATATATTGTATTGGTGACTTCTTTTTTGATTGTTTTATAATCTGATAAAGACAGTTTTAATCTCAACGCTTCTTCCTGGTTAGATCTTTTTCTTTTTAGTCCTTGATAAACTTGTTTTGCAATTAAGTTCATAATACATGATTTAAAGTTATACAAATATACGGTTTTTATTAAAAGAACAACCCTCCTGTTTTTTTTACAAGAGGGTGTCTCAATGTTTAGAAAACCAACAAACTAAACATTTAATATTAAGGTACTATTAAAATAGATTTTATTCCGTAATAACTCGCTGTAGATTGTATTGTAACAGTATTGTTAACACTAGGATCCAAATCTCCATTAGAATTTAAAACGTAATATAATCTTTTAGTATTTGTTCCATACGATAAATAAGTTGTACCAATGTAAATTTTATTGTTTTTGCTTACAATTTCAAACACTTCAGAACAACTTTGTCCTGTATGATTTAAAATAGTAAATGTAGAATCCAAATTACCTCTTGTGTCTATTCTTAAAAATCCAGGAACTTGTGTGCCATTGTATGTAATAAAATTACCACCTACTAATATTCTTGAATTGTGAAATATTAACTTGTTTACAGAAGGTGCTGCACATGAACCACTATAGTTCATTACACCAGTACTAAAACTCGTGTCTAAACTACCATTATTTAATAATTTAATAAGACCATGTTGAAGTGAAGGTATTGTATCGTAATAATTAAAGGTCCCTCCTACATACGCATTATTAAGATTATCTGTTAATATGGTATTTATAGAAGTTGAACTAGGATCCACAGAATAATGAAAACTTATACCTGTGTACAAATCATTATCAACTGCACCATAAGTATCAAATCTACACAAATATCGTAGTTTAATATTATTATTCATTTTTGTAAATTCACCACCAACCCACACATCACCACTTGAATCAACAGTAATAGCTTTAATAGCAGGTGTTCCATTTTGATTTTCTGCACCATAAGTATTTGCTGCAAAAGTATTATCAATATTTCCTGATGACGCTTTTAAAACTACAAAGTTTGGTGTGCACGCTGAGCCTTTGTATTTATTAAATGTGCCGCCAACGTATATACGATCTGTGTTTCTGTCGTAATACAGTTCATAAATTATACCAGGAGATGTATTTTGTTGAAAACCTGAACCAAAAAAAGTACTGTTTATTGTAAAATCTACATTTAAAAGTACAATACTGTTAACAGTTACAGGTGAAGAATTACCAATAAAAACTTGAGAAAATTCTCCTGCGCAAATATATCCATTAGGAATACTTATCATTTTTAAAACAGAACCTGAACCTACATTTAAGTTTGGTAACTGAAGAGTTGTGCTAAAAAGCTGATCTAATGCTACAGTATTTCCAGCAGGTATTGCTATGCCAAATCCTCCAATTAAAGAACGAGGCGGACAATTTGGTGTTTTAATATTAAACGTTACTTGACTGCTTACTATATCGTTGTCACACAATACAGAAATATATCCTTCATATGATTCACCACATTTATAAGGAATACTGTATGGAGATTCTGTGACAGTAACCTCTGTTTCTGTAACCCAGTTATCTGTAGTATAAACAATTGTGTATTCCTGTGCATCAATGTTTTCATCAAAAGTTATAACTATATAATCTTCTGAAAGAGTTACAACAACGTTTCTAACAGGATTACAAGAAGGTGTACTACATGTTTCAGTTTGAATTAGTTCACCACAAGGTTCACCATTTCCAGAAGCAGGTGTTGCAACAATACATGTACGAGTTCTTGTACCTCCTACACATGCTGACCAGTTTCCGCAAGAAAGTACACAATCAACATCTGGAGGTTGAACACAACTATTAAAAGATGATGTTTTTATATAATTTTCCTCACCTGACAAATGTGTCCACGTACCTATAGGATAAAATGTTGTAGCATTTAATTCTGCTACTTCTTGTTCATTAATATTAGCAATCCATTTTGATTGTTCATTGTCATAATAAATAGTTATATCTTGTTCTTCAGAATCAACTAATACTTTAAAGTTATAAACAGGATATTTAGAATCGTTAAATAAAAATGAAGGATTAGCATTTACAAAATATTCATGTGGATACGAAACATTATCAGGTTCTAATATAATATTAAAACATACAGCAGGATTAGAACATGTATTTAATTGCGAAAACAATAAATAACTATATTCTACAGGATTATTATTAACCCATAATTGTGTTGTATTGTTACTAACAGGATACTGATTTGAATTGTTATTTAAAGTTGAGTCTGTTATACTTGCAACAGCTTCTGTTGGACTACAATGCCATTTATTATTTGATGAATTAAACCAAACATAATAAACGTATTCACAAAGATCACCGCTTGGATTTTGTAAAACATAATAAGGTTTACCATTTATAATACCTTCAGGAGCAACTGTTAATTGTGTAACTTGATCATCGTAACATAATCCTGAACCAAATGTAAAACACATTTCAACAGGAGCACATGTTCTTGTTTCAATCAAAGGTCCACAAGGAGTACCTCCATTTAACGCAGGTGTTATTACAGTTCTTGTTCTTATTTGCTCATATTCATCTTCATCCTTGTTTAAAACACATTCTCCCCAACTTGACCATGCACTTGTAACACAATTTTGAGGTGCTTGATAAGAACAACAAGAGTTTGCAGCAGTACAAAATATTTGAAATATTTCGTCAAATGTCATGTTTGTTGTAATACCAAGACATTCTATATCTGGTCCAGTGTATATTACACATGTAGAATCATATGTAATATTACATAAAATTTCTGACAAATCAGGTAATGGTAATGGTACAACTTGTTCAGGACAAGGATCGCAATCAGGACATGGCGTATTTGGAAACATTTTTTTTATTTTTTTTAGTAATTTATTAATTACCAATGCAATTACATAATGCTGTTGCAAACGCTTGTATTACATCATTCAAATTTGCATTAGTTGTTATTCCTAAACATTGTATGTTAGGTCCTGTATAATTTATACAAGCAGCATTATACAATTCAACACATTCTGTACCATCACAGGCAGGAGGTGTTGGAGGTGTTGGTGGAGTAACAGGTGGGCAACAATTATTGCAATTACATCCTGTATTGCAATCTTGATTAGGACAACTCATATTTTATATTTTTTAATCGCACACAGCTAATTTAGAACTTTCAAACTCTACAAAATGACTTGAAATATAAACTCCACAATCTAAATCTTTTGTATAAGCTCCGCATAACCCTGTGTCACAGTTAGTTAATTTAGAATTTATGTATGTATATTCAGCTGACACACTTGATCCATTTGGTATTGTAAAAGTAACGTCTTCATAAACAGGGTCACCATACTCACAACTTTCAATTTTAAATCTTGCAATAATGTTTAATGCAACACCACTATTATTAGTTACAGGTAACAATGTACTTTTAGAATATAATGTAAACACAACAGTTGCTGTTTCTGGATCGTATGGTTCAGAATCACCTTCTATAGTAGTACAAATAGTTTCAGCTAATGTTTCGTTTGTTATTGTAGGAGATACATAAAAAAGAACAGATGCTGCTCTAAGTTTTGTCTGAGCACTTAATGCGTTAGACATGCCACATTTATATATCGATTTAACATGTACAATGTATTCAACATCTATATCAATGCTTTCACTTGCAATAGTCATAGTGTTAGTTTGGTCATCAATTTGAGATCGTGTTTGCGAAAACAAAGGAGTGCTAAATGTTGTATCTGTTAACGCAAAAACTTGTACACTATATGAATCAGGAGCAATAACACTTTCTACTGAAGTTTTATTCCATGTAATTTGTGTTGAATATTCTCCTATTGTACCTATCGCTAAATTTTCAGGAGGTAATAAAATACAAGGTGTGTCAAAAGTATTATTAGCAATTTCAATAACTTTACTTCTTATGTCTGAAACTGTTAACCAAATATTTGATAAAGATTCACCTAAATTAGAAACATTACTAGTCCAACTTGGCGTTGCACTCATCAATAAATCAGCATTCATTAACTGAGGTAAATTAGACAAATTTGGAATTTGTTTATTTATAGCATTATAAATAGTGCTTGCTGTACCTAAAGCTGACGATAAGTTACAATAATTTCTTTCAAAATATACAAAAGCATCCTGTATTAAGATCTGTCTGTTAGGTACAAAATCAGACGCACATTGCGAAACAACATATATATCTTTGTCAAATGTAGACATTGAATTTAATTTTGCTTGCATAGTGACAAGAGCTGTTTCTATACTTAAAACTTTTGATTTTAAAGTGTTTATGTCGTAAATTACTTCACACAATTTTGTAGCAACATATACTACATATTCTGATTCTGGTAATACTAAAACAAGATCTCCTTCATCATCTCTGTATTGCAAACAAGTAGGTAATTCTAATAAAGATTCTCCAGTAGATGTTTGACCAACTATTCTTGCTGATGATAATAAAGAAGGTGTTGCGGAAGAAACATTACAGTAATTATTAATCATTAATTGTATTGTTTCTTCTAAGTTTGTTGGAGCAGTGTCCCCGGAACCTAATAAACAATCAAAATCAATATTATCAACATTAAAAATGTTTTCTGACAGTTCACACAGATAAGTAGCAAGTTTAAACACAACTTCATCAATTGCATCACCAGCACACAAGTTAATACATGAAATATTTGGTCCTTGCCATATAACACATGCACTAGATATTTTAGGACAGTTTTCTCTGTTTGATTCTGGATTATTTACTGGCACTCCCATTTTATAGTGTATTTATTTTTTCTTTAATTATAGGTAATGTACATGATCCACTCATTATACATTCGCAATCTTCCATTTCAGTAGCACGAATAAATAAATTGCGCAAATCATCTGCAAAATCAGCATTAATAAGAGTACTACAGTTTTTTAAACCATATCTTTTTTGCTTATATTTTGCATAAACAGATTGTGCAAAAACTTCATTAATTCGAACTAATGGATCCATTACGTATTTGTGTTGAGTTTCTGATTATTTTTAAGTGCTGTTAAATGTTCTTCGTATGTTGTAATACATTTAGAACATACTTGAACACCATTTGATGCTGTTCTTTTTTGACATCCACAAGATATTTGTGTTTGACAGTTGTTACATTGTGCCATTGGTTTATATATTTAAAGTTAATGATTGCACGTTATACAACACCCTGTTAAATATTTAGCAAGTAATTTTTCAGCATATTCATACATTTCTACAGCTTGTAAAGGAGAATTACAAAATTCTGCTTTTGCTTTTGCAGCATCTGCATACATTTTTATATATCTCAAATCATGCATTTTTTGATGTTGTTCTGCTGTAGGTTCGCATGCTTGCAATTGTACTTTGCAAATTTCTCTGTAATAAGTATTTACCAAGTGTGTTGTTCTTAAATGATAATATTGAACATATACTGTTTCATTTGGAGAAACACTGTATCTTATAGTGTACAAACCATCAGGAAAAATTCCTGCAGGTTGATCGTTACCAGTTATACCTAAATCAGCAGTTGAAAAAGATTTTACAAATCCTGGTTCTAATAATTTAGGAGGTACAGATTCATCATCTGTTGAATAATATATAGGCATTGAAAAGCCTGGTAAATAAATGTCTAATCGTGGACAATCTATTTCCAATCCTGTTCCATATACAGAAGCATCCCATATTCTTAAAATATTTTCACATGCTGTTTCTGGTATATCTAATGCCAATGTGTGTTTAATTGCCATAACTGATTCAGTATTAATATCATTACTACAATAAGAATTTACGAAAAAAAATTAAATAAAACAAAAAGAGGAAGTAAATTAATACTTCCTCTATAATGTTTATATACTTTATGATTACGGTAATACTGTAAAAGTACAATCGTAGTTGTTAGCAGTTTGTAACCATTTAGTAATACCTTGCTCAAGAGCAGTCAAACGACCTGTTGTTGAAGGTACAAAAATTCTAATCAAATATTGATCATTATCCATTGTTCCAGAAGGGTTGCTCTTACGAGGAACACTGTGTAACAAGTTATAAATAAGATATTTGTTAGCACGAGTGATTTCACCAAAAGGATTATAATCAAGCACCTCACGTAAACGTGGATCTTGTTGCCATGGTTCTTGTTGATATCTCTTAGCTAATATTAATTCTCTCATAAGAGTTTCACCAAAACCTCTACCTTGAATAGCTTGTTGAACCTCTGCAGGTACAAAACACTGTGCTAAACATTGATTTCCTAATGGATCCATTGCTGTAACAGACGCATAGATTTCAATTGGTTGATATTCTACGTGATCTATAGGAGAGAAAGAACAATCACCAAATGTAGTGTCTACATAAGCACCTACAATTTCAAAGAATGAATCTACAGTATCAGGTAAAGGAGCACCTGTTAATGGTACATACGTAGCTGAATTAATTGCATTATAAATTTTAACAGCAGTAAGAGAAGCAGTTGTTATTGTACCTAAATTTGTTGCACTTGGAGTTTGAAGAGTAGCTGCAGCAGCAAGTTGTACTGGACCAGCACCTGTACCAGGAGTGTAAGTTGCAGCAACATACGCAGTCAAAGGAGACGCTGAAGTAATAGTTGTTGAAGCAACAGATTGTGCAATGTTAACTATAAAAGTTGAACCTGTACCACCACCACCAGAAACTAAAGACACAATAGTTGTACCAGCAGCAACACCTGTTCCAGCAAGCACTTGTCCTACACTAAATCCTGTAGCAGCAGCTGTACCTACAGTAAACAAGTTACCGTTAATAGTAGAACCTGTAGCAGATGAAGCAGTAGTTGGAGTAAAAATCACTCTATTACCAGCATTAATACCTGTTTTGTCACTCATACCTAAAATACCAGCTGCTGCAGATGCAGCACCAGTAGCAGCAACGCCACCAGCAATTAATACTCTATTCCATACAGTTCCTTGTACAAAATCTTTAACAGTTGGATATAAAGCCAATCTGTCTGCCCATCCTAACAATACAATGTTTGGATCTACATTGTTTGAACTTGAATCACAACATCCTGTGTTAGCATCTAAAGTGTAATAAGCATTGTGAGTTAAAAAACGTAATGCTGGAGAACCTTTAAGATCTAATCTTAATCTGTAAGTAGTGTTACATGTAACAGCACATCCTACTGTAGCAGATATTTGGAAAATATCTTGAACAGGGTTGTTTGGTTCAGACACAGTAAAAGCACTGATGTACTTAGGATTAATTCCTTTAGATTTTACAGACTCTTTGTAACCTCCATGATAAGGTCCCAATTTATCTACAGTGTGAAAACTTCCTTGTGCTAAATACGCTTGTGGTGTCACAGCATAATCAGGAGAAGAAGTTGATAATGCAACAGACGCGTTTGTTGTAGCACTAATTAATGCAAGCTGACCTGCAGTTAAAGCAGAACTTGCTGTACCAGATGAAGACACTAACGAATTAGCTACTAAAGCCTTCTGGTAGGCATGTGGAAAATAAGACATAATATAAATTATTTAGGTTAATAATAAAATTTTATTTTAAGAATAGTAACTTGTATTTGATACTATTCATTGTACTTTTAATTGTGTCAAGATCATTTACAATTTCAGTGTAAGGCATTACAGCTTGTAAACTATTAATCATTTGACAAATTTCTCTCATATAAGATAATGCTTCTTCTACTGAATTCAAAATTCTTGGAGCAGAATCTTCATAATTTAATAATTTTTCTGCAGCACCTTGAAATCCTTCTGCTAAATCATCAGCATGTCCTGGCAGTGCATCATATAATTCATTCAATGCTTTATGTTGAGCATATGAACCAAGTCCTGATACTTTTAAATGCAACTTGTGAAAACTTGTAGATGCATTCATTAGTTCACTTACACAAGTTGCCACCTTATCTTCTAAAGAAGATCCTGCAGAACCTGGTCTTTTTAATTTAAAATTTTGAGCAAACTCCATTTTTTTTAATTATTTAATGTTGCGTTTTGTTTGTTTCTTTGATACTGATTCATTGACTCTATATCACCTGCTAAAATAGAAGCTGCTTCATCAATTATTAATTCAGCAATATCATCTTTAAATTCACAATCAACATTTACTGTAGAAGCAATTCCTGTATTAGGATTAACACATCCTAAAAATTGTATATCCAAAGGTTTTCTAAAATAATACAAAACAGGTTTTCCTAATTCAAACTCGTCATTTGTATATATTTTAATTTTGTTATTCTGAATTGTACAAAATGTTTCCCCCCAAGCAGCGCTAGGACTTCTGAAATTATCAACTAGTAAATTATCTACATCACCTACCTGCGCAAGATATGTAATCAAAGGTCTTGGTTCAGGACAGCATTCAGAAATACAATCAACAGATACTCTTTTAAAATACAAATAGTCATCTGGTAAAGCAGCTGTTTCATAATACTTGTCGTGTTTTGTAGCACTCCATGTTGTTCCTGTATCTACAATCATTAATTGAACATCGTCAATATTCATTTTTGTAGACTCATCTCCTTCTTTACCTTGGTTGTGTCCATGAACTTGTCTACGAAACCATTCAAGTTGTGCTTTATTAAACGCTTCAGAAATTTGCCAACATTCAATATTATCATAATCAAATGACGCTAGTTTATTCAACCTTTGTTTTATTTTTATTTGTAATAAGTTATTGGTCATCGCGTTTTATTTTAGCATTTTTTTGTCATACCACCTTTTTTCATAGGTGGTATGATAGGTTTCAATTGTTGTTTGCTGATAGGTTTTTTTGCTTCTGCAGCATCTTTACCTAATTGTTTTTTATTAAAAGACATATTTTATCAATTACATGTTCCAATATTTTTCTGTTGTCAACGTAAGTTCTGACAAAATCTCATCGTTTAATGGGTTTTTCAAGAACAGTACAACATCAGAAGGATTTTTACCAATCATGCTTCCTGACTTTAAATGATAGATGTATCCATCACCTCTTGTAGAAATCAACTTGTAAAAATTAGCATCTTTAACAATTGCTCTTAGCTTTAATGTTTCCATATCTAATGCAGCAATTTCTAAAAACTTGCCAGCTGTTTTACGCTTGTCTTTATCTACAGTGTCACCATTAATGTAACTATCCATATTTTCATACATCACATCAAGCGGTGTAGATTTTTTGTATTGTGTTGAATTTCCATCAATCACTTTACAGATATAGAATAATTTGTTAGCATTCTTATCAAATAATTTTTGTAATTCTGATAATGCTTTGTTTCTAAGTTTTTTAACTTCTGTTCTAATAGATGCAGTTTCTTCATACTTGTCTAAATAAAACTTGTACGGTACTGCAGAGTTTCTTGCTGCTTCTAATGATTTTGCCACAATTGAAAAACCACCAGCTTCAATACCGCGTAATTTTATCAAATCATATGGATCAGATACAGGATCTAAATAAACTGGTTCATTACTAAATCTCATTGTAATCTTGCTCCAAAACTCATCATTGTCAGGTCTAAGTAATTTTACTTTATTCCAAAAATCTACATCATCAACATTTAAAACATTTGCTGCCAAATCTTTTTCTAATTGCGCTACAGTTTTTCTAATATCTTTAATTGCAGCAGCTGCATCATCAGGATTCATTAATTTGATTTCTGGTGCAAATTCATTTAATCCTGAAACATATCTTCTAATACCATTGTATTCAAGACATGCTAATGATTCTTCATGAAAAACTCCTTCAAATAATGCCATTTGATATTTTTCTAATCCCATGTTTGCCATTTGTGTGTCCACATATGGTCTAATTGTCAATGAACTGTTTCTTTTTAACGACTGATGTTTGTCGATTACTGTTACTTCCATGTTTTTTAATTAAGTTGGTTATATTCTTCTTTTCTCTTTTTTTGTAACTTTTAGTTTAAAGCTCCTAAACCACGTCAAGGTTGTTACATCTTAGGAGGAGTACTTGCATTTTCAGCAAGCACAGAAGATGACAGTGTCAACTTCAGGGAGAGAGGACATCTCTTTATTTGCAGTGACCAGGAGGACTAATCAACCTCCTGGTTTGCAAAAGTTAATATTAGAATGAACCACCTGTGATAGGGTTTCTCATAACAATTTTTAACACTTTAGTTGGATCTTTTACCCAGATACTTGGCATTGTTTGAGTCATAAATACTCTATAACCATTGAAGTTTCCAGAAGATGCAAATCCTTGTGATCTACCCATATAGTCCATAGTACCATTTTGGTAGAACCATTTCATCTCGCTATCCCATTTAAGTTTTAACAAGAAGATATTATCATTTGTATTATCAGTAATATCAAATACAATGAAGTTGTAAGATGATAATGGGTATCCATCAATGATTGGATTTTCAATATCATTTGTGTGAACGTTGTCAAATGCAGGATTCAATACAAATTTAACATTTGCCAAGAATGGAATTGTATAACTTGTAAACGCAAATCCAAAGTTTAAATCCATTGCGTTGTTACCAGAAATAGCACCAACACCAGATTTATCCATATTTGCAATTAATCCAGAACCTAAGTTAGCAGTAAATGCTTCTTTTTTGATTGCTTCGTTAACCATTCTCATACCAGCCATACCAGTTTGAACAATGATTTGGCGACCTGGATCTGGTCCTTTGAATTCAACTTTACCGTTGTAGAAATTAAAAATCTCAGAACGGAACAACTCTAAATTGAAAGTTGACTTGTTGTAGATTCTCTTAAATGAGTTATCTAACTGAGACCAAAGTCCTACTGATAATCTAATATCATCTGGACCATCTTGTTTAATTCTACCACCTTGTCCCCACATTAAGTAAGTTTCGATGTCATTTGCAACTTTTGATAAGTGAGCTGCTTCTAAGTTTGTAACGAAAGAACGAGTTAAATTACCATTATCGTAAGATTTTTTGATGTAATCTTTACCCATTGCTTTCACCATGTCATCAATCTTTGTGATAGATGGATCAAGGTTTTTATCAAATGATTTCCAAATTTCTGTTACAGGAACTGTACCATCAGCATTTAAACCACCTTTCATCATCATGTCAGCACGAGAAGAAATAGAATAGTGTACGTGAGCTTCAGCACCTCCTACGAAGTTATAATACTCACGGAAACCATTTTGTAATTCTCCGATGTCTGAGAATTTTTCACCATACTCACCACGAGCAGAACCTTTTCTAAAGAATTTGGTTCCTGGTTTAAGATATTTTTTATCTAAGGTTGCAGTGTTGTTGTTGTTTACCAATTGAACAGTGTAGATAAAACCATCTCCTGTAGGAAGAATATCCTCTGTTGGTAAAACGTACAACTCAAGACCTTTATATTTGTCATAAGTGATAATATCACCAGATCCAAATATACGTCTGTTAATTTTGATTTTGAAAGATACTCCATCAGCTCCTAAAGCAGTTTGAGTAGGTTCTACATCTTCAACAATGTAAGGAAGATCTTGTACGATAGGCGTTTGCCATTTGTACTCTCCACGAGCATTGTCTACCATGATGGTGTTTTTACCACCAAAAGATGCCATCTGATAAAGAGGCATTTCTACCTTTTGCGTCATTGCCCATAAATCAACAGGACCTAAATCCATAGGTTCAGATGATCTTAGCATATTTTGCAAATGGTATGAGTCTACATGCGAACTTACCTTGTAAGTTGTGTCACGCAAGAAGAGACCATTGTTTAAAACAGGTGTTGCCATTGTGTAATTAAATTAAATTAAGGTTAATATTGTTTGTTATTAATTAGCGTCTACTAAATATATTTTGAGGTTTACTCAATTTTTTTGAAGGTGTTTTTTCTTCAACTTCTTCTTTAACATATGAAGACAATTTACGTGCTTCTTCTGTTTTTAATTTTTTCACTGTGTCTTGAACCACTTCATTTTTTGCTTGTTTTCTAATGCTTTCTTTATAATCGTCTGGATCAGAAAGTAACCATAATGTTTCAGCAATTAAATCATATCTAGGTTTTTGACCAAACTGATAATCTTCTAACAACTTACCAAGTAAATTAGTAGGTCTACCAGTAAGACTTTCATATTTAACTGTTGTAAGTTCATCCCACAACATTTTTTGTCTTTTGTTATCTATTTTTATACCATTTAATTCTGCAGGTTTTAAAGTTTCATATATGTTTTGCATATATGCTTCTTTTTTTGCCTGTTGTTCTTGTTTAAATGATTCTTGTTGTGCAAGTTTTGCTTGTACAACTTCTTCTTGCATATCATTCAATTTAGGTTGAAACTGTAAAGCTTTCTTTTGCAAATTACCATTATCAAACCATTCTTGAATCTGATCTTCAATTAATTCTTGATCACCATTACCAAATCCTGATGCTTGCAAATATTGTCTAACAATCATTTCTTGGTGCTCAGGTTGACGTGGATCCAATGTTCTAACTTCTTCAACTTGTGCAAGTGCTCTAAATAATCCTTTTAAATCTTGTCCTCCTTTTGCAACATACTCTGCAGCATATTGTAATTCTTCAGGTAAGCTTTCAAAGAACTCTTTTGGTGTTGCAGCTGCAACTTCATTTTTCATGTTGTCAACATTTGCTTTCCATAAATCTTCAACATCTTTCTCAGAAAGACTTCCAAGATACTCATCTAATGATTGTTTTGTGTCATCATAGTCATCAAACGCAAACATCTCATTACCTTCAATTCTTTTTTTCAAGAAATCAACTAATCCGCTTTTATCAGTTTTTTTTCTTCCAGGTTTTGATTTTAAATCATCATCATCATCACCTGATTCTAATGCTGTATCTAACTCAGCAATAGCACTAATCGTGTCTTCATCTTCATTTTCATTTTTTCTTTTAGCAGGATCTTCATCTAAAAAATCCATGTTAACAGGTTTGTTATTAGAAGAAAACATATTAGGTTTTGAACCATTGTCATCTTCTTCTGATGTTACAATACTGTCTGCACCAGGCATCGGTAAAAAATCATCAATGTTGTCAATACTTACATTATCAACAGTCGGATCGTTGGCAGTGTCTTTTGTCATGTTTTAAAGTGTTAGTTATTTTCTATTTCTTCTTCATATATAATCTACGTAAATAAATCTTAAAGATTTATAATTACGAAATAATAATTTTAACTTTTTTCGACTATAACGCTATAATCTAATTTACTTCTTCTTAGGTGTGCTTTTTTGATCATATCTGTTCTTATTCATTGCTGCAATCTGCACTTGTTTGTCAGCAATTCGCTCACGAGACTGAATTTCTTGTTGCTGTAAATTAGCTTTACGTTGTTCGCTTACTTGTTGGTTAATTTCTTTATCGCGTTGTAAAGACATGTTTTCATTACGAGCATTCTTTTCATCAAGATACTTTAAAGTGTCAATGTAATCTGATTGTTTGTTTTCATTCATGTCTTGCATACCTGTATATCCTGCAGAACGTATTTCAGCTTCGCGTAAACTATTATCACGATCTAATTGATTTTGTTCAGCTTCAAAAGCAAGTTTTTTATCTTGTCTTTCAGTTTCAGCTTGTTGTTGCATTTCAACCATTTGTTGTTGAGATTGTTGTTCTTGCTCACGTTGTGCATTAACCTTTTCTTCAATTGCTTTAAGAGTATGTGTAATTTCAGCCATTGAGTCTGCTTTAATAATATTACCAAGATCAAATATAGAAGCTCCTGCTGTATTATTAGATAATGCAAGTTGTCTGATTTGTTCAGTAATCATACGTTGATTTACTTTTGTAGAAGTAAACACGTTTAATTCTCGCGACAACAATTCAGTACCATTGATTTCAAAATTTACTTTTTCATCCATGCCTGTCATGTACTGCAATCTAATACTTGGTTTATTACTATGATAGTATTGCGCAAGATCTGTGCGCATTTGATGTACACGAGGCATTAAGTATTCTGAGTGTTGTACAAAATACATTTCTGTTTGCGAGTAAGAAGCATTTAGTGCTTGTGTTACACCTGTTGCTGTTTCTTGAGAAGTTGCTCCGCCAAGACGTTGAGGTGTAATACCAATTGCTTCAAATGCTTGATTTTTAAAATATGTAGAAAGTTGAATACGAGATAACAACCTTTGTGTTTGTTCAAGGTTTAATACTTGATAATGTTGAAAGTTTAAAGCATTTTCTGTATTGGTAATAGAAGTATCTAATGGTAACATTTGAAAATTCTTCATTGCAACATATGCATTTGCCAAATTGTTTTTACCCCAATCTTCACCCATTGAGTGACGTGGTAAAGCATTCTGATCCAACATAATAACTGTACCTAATTCGTCTACAAGAATATCTGCAATCTGATTGTTAACCAAATTATATCCTATTTGATAAGGTTTCATTTTATCAATAAGAGATCTTGATTTAGTATTTCTATCTGTAAACACAGCACCTTCTACCGGTAACTTGCAACCATATAATGTAAAGTCTCCTTTAAACTGAAATCTTACAGGTTTAACATTGAGATATATTGGAGAAAATCCAGTGCTGTCGTTATTACCATAGAATGACGGTCTATTTGGTCCAATTTTAATACCACCCCACGTTTGATTGATCCATATCCAATCAATATGTTCTCCATATAATAAATTGTCTTTTGTTTTGTTTTTAAGTACAGTGTTGTCATATAAAGGTTTGCTAGTAACTTTATAGTTTTCATCTACAATCATTTCCATTGGTATTCCTTCTTCATCTAATCTTGTAAGATGTCCTACCATACGTTGAGATTTCCAATAAACAGTTGTTACACGCAATAAAGAATAATTACTAAAATCCATTAAGTCTTCAGACTCGTTTAAAATTCTATAAATAATATCATCTCCTGTGTTTAATATTGCATCTCTATGTGCGATAAACTGACGCATTCCTAAAGAAGGTCCTTCCACATTCCATTCATGCGAACGTGTTGCATCGTAAAATGAACCATCGTTTTGTACGCCTGGAAGCATGTATCCTGCTGATTTTACCGGATAAATTACTTCAAGTGCTGCAAGCTGTTCTTCATTCATCATGTAACCATACTTATCAATGATGTCAGAAATAGTCATAAGGTCCATACGACCTGCCCAGTTGGATTGTGAAATATATCTTGCTTCTGGCGACTTGTGATAAAAGGTTAATAATGGATTCCACAGCTCAAGTTCGTAATCGTCTTCGCGCATGTTAAAATGCCAAAACTCTCTGTCTGCAATAAGCATGTCTTTAAATGCAAGATTTTCAAGTTCTTTCATTGTAAAGCGTTCACTATCAACTTCATGCTGATGTGTTGCCCATTGTTCAATCATTGAACGATAATCTTTTTTGAAGAACTGTTCTATTTCAGGTAATGATTTTACATTTTCAGGCGACATCATTTGTTGCGCTTGTTGTGATTGCTCTGGATCTTCCAAATCTAATCCCATTTGAGCAATGGTTTCTTGCATTTTTTGCTCACCATAACTAACAAGTGTTTCTTCAATCATGCTTCTTTTCATTTCTGCCATCTCATTAAAAGAAGCATCATCTACAGCACGATACGTAATTCTATCATTACGCTTTGCAAATTCACCTGTGAGTACATTAATAACGTTAGGTATAATTGGAAAAAACTTTAACTCAAACGCAGATTCGTCTTCTTTTGTAAGAGTGTCAATTAAATTTGACATTTCGTTATCTTCTTCAACAATATAATCAGATTTGTCAATTATACCATTTGCAAGTTTATAGTTTTTCATTAGGCGTCTTGCGTTACGTCTAATTTGTTTTAAACCTTGCATTTCATGCCAGTCCATGTTCCATGCACCCCATGTCTCATCTTTGTCTTTTGTTAACAAAAATTGAACAGGTTGGGTGATTGTACCCATTCTGTTATATTCTGATTTTGCACCAGCTTTTAACTGTAATGCATTATATATTTTTGGCATAATTTATATATTTTGACGAAGTTATATATTTTACTTTAAATTTTTAAAAGGATTTCTTGATCGTTGCATTGTAGAGTTACTTGATTGAGTAGCACCATAATGTCGAAAAGGACTCACTCTCAATTTAACATTTTTATTTGATTTATCCAAATAACCCTCTTCTCTTTCAACACGTTTTGTATAACCTCTATTTGATTCTTGTACTTTTGCAAATGCAACTAATGCACAGAATGATACAATTCTATCGACATTCAATCCATCGCGATATGCAGCCATTTCTTTAAGCAACATTACATCAGGTATTCTTTCAACACCATATGTAGTTTTTACAATTGTACCGTCTGTTTTAGTTTCATGATCCAGTTCTTCTTCAAGAAATTGTTTACCATACGGAATGATATTTACTTTAAACATTGTCCCTACGTTTTTCCAACCATACTCTTGAAACACATTCATGTTTGCTTGTATTTCTTTTAAAAACATGATTTGTGTTTTTGGCACTAAGTACTTTTGTTTTCTACGCGCAATCATGTGCTGAATAAAGGCGCTGACGTTGTTTTCACATATTGTCCAAGCATTATACCATTCAATGATGAGTTCGAGCCTCTCGTGCGTTTTATTTAAGTCATCGAATCTTCCACACCATGCTGCAACAATTCTATCACGTTCAATTGTAGATTCAATTGTGCCATCCGCCTTGTGTGTTGTTATTTCTTGAGATGTTTTATATATGTATATTGAACACAATGAATCAGAAGTGTTTGTTTTTCCTTCAGCAACAGGATCGACAGACGCGTAATATATTCCAAAACCAGGATCTTTAATAGGTCTTTCCCACACTACTAAAACTCCTTCTTTATCTTGAGTTTTTGGTGATATAGGAAATTCTGATATTGGAATTTTTTTAGACTCTTTTGCAACTATCTTACCAGTTTCGTCACGATTTAATTCTAAAAATTCTTTATAGTATTCTCCTTCTTCAATTCTTCTTAATTGTTGTGTAACTAAATGAAGTGGAAATACAGATTTAGTTCTATGTGCAAACGCTTCTTCAATGTTAATAGGTTTCTGAGAAATACGAAGTTGATAGTCATCTGGTTTTAATTTCTTTTTCCAGTCTAATCTTTCTTCAAGAATCATTTCAATTGCTTTTTCTACCTGAGAATTTCCATATTCATCTATGCATGGAAGCATCGACCACTGTTCTGGAATAAACAATCCACATTGTGCAATTTCACCTTTGTCGTTTAACAAATCTGTTTCAACAGCAAGTATGTCTTTACTATCAGGGTTCAATAACATTTCGCGTAAAGGCTCGCATTGCGTAAGATCTCCCACAGAACCAGCAGCAATAAACTGCCCAGTATACACCATACCCGATTTCATTGCAGGTAATAAATATTCCATTGTAGTATTCATCTTAGGAGCAATACCTGCTTCTTCATGATAAAATAATGTACATGGTCCCCCAACGCCATTAGTAGGGTCTTTATCAAGTACTAATCCAAAGATAACAGACTTTAGTCCAATATCACGTTTTTTACCACCTTGAGTGATTTCAATCTTTTGTTCCCAGTTAAGAACTTTATCCGGAGTACATGGTCTGTACCATGCAGTATATGTATTAAGAAAGTTTCTATATTCTTCAAGAAAACGCCATGTACCTTTTTCACTAATATAATCTTTTAGCGAACCTGCCATTTTACTTACAGATCCTTCTTCAAACCAGAAGTAATTTATCATTTTTGCACCATGGTAATAACTGGATGCAATCTGACGTTTCTTTAATACGACAGCATGTTTGTATGAATGTCTTCCAAGTTCTTCATATAATGCCATATGATACTGGGCATCTCTGACTTTAGCAAATCCAAATCGTGCTTCTTCTTTATCGTAGATTGGTAAAAAATTTAACCACATGTAGTATTCTCTGGTTAAATACCAAGTTTTGCTACCATTTTTATAGATAACACCATTTCTGCATTTTGCTTTTTGATCATCCCAATATGCTACATAATCTTTAGAACGCATTGGTGCATAACAATAAACTTTATTATTTTTGTTAAATAATATTGCTTGTTCATTAAATTTCTGAGAACATTCATCAAATTCATATTCACCTGGTTTTTTAAACACAGACCACATAAATTTTACAAAATCTTCTCTTGTTTCAAAATCTGTTATTGACCATGCGTCAGTCGCGTAGTCGTATGTTGGTACATTTATATACATTTAAAAGTATTAAGAATTTTTATAAGTTCTGTAACGTCTGTATGTTTATAAACATCATGTTCATTTATAGTACCATTCCAATAAGCACTATGATCATCTCTATGAAAAGCACTCCATAAACCTGTATGATGATTATAATGAAACATCCAATTGTATAAAGCGTTGTCTTTCATAATATTATTGATCATATGCTATTTGACTTCCTCCTCTTGCAGAACCTTTTTGTTCTTCCATGAGGTCTTTGTACGCACCTTTAAACGATATTCTAATCTGCTCAAACTTTGCTGCAGCATTAACCATAGAATTAATATTACCATCCCTACCGTGTTCGATTGGAGTAGTCTCCATATACCTTCCGAGACGATCCAGCATACTTTTAATACCCATGTACGCACGAAACGTAGGGGTCTCATACAATTTGCTACAAAGTTTGAGAGCATCAACGATAAGATCATCTTCAGTACTAAAATTGACATTAAGCTGCGAAAGTATAAGTTCTTCTTTTTCATGTTCTTGCGTATCAAAATAAGGATTCATATCAGGGTTTGGACAAGTCATATAAAATAAATACGCAAATACATTTTGATAATCATCTGGGTAGGCGTCAATTATCATTTTTAAATCTCGCAATACATAACAATGTTCACTTGGGACAACTGTTCCGTTCTGAATATCAAATAGTCTTACCATTTTTTTTATTTTTTAGTTATAGCATTTGGATTATCCTTGTACCAGTTAAGTATATCAATCACCTCTTGTTTAAGATAAGGAAGTTCATGCACTTCAATATTGCGAATAATTGGCTCACCTTCAGCTGATACTTTTAAAATTGGATAACCGTATTCATCTTTTTTTTCTTCTTCTTCAAACGTAATATGATGAATAATTAACTTACCTGCTTTTAAATTAGGATTATGCTTCAGTATAATATACATATAAATACTGAGTTGTAAGTTATAATGGTTTAAATTACAATCATCTAAGTGTGAAACAGGACCTAACATTTTTTTAGAAATTCCTTCCCAGTTTACAAAAGAGGTCTTATCAATTTTTTTATTAGTCTTATAATCAGTTATATGAATAGTATTATCTACTACTTCTACTAAATCAGATTGACCACATATCCCAGCTGATTTTAAGTACACCATGTGTTCTGGATATATTCCATTAATAAGTTTTTGCAATGGTGCTAATTTTTTACCATTATTATCTAACAAAGGTTTAATTACAGGTAGTTCGCTATCGTGTCTAACCATTGTCTCACAACCTACAATATCTTGTTCACGTTGGTCGTGATACCAGTTGCCTAGTGCACATGCTCTATCTGATTCACGTTTCCAAGCTTTTTGAATTTCTTCAGGAGTCATCCCTTTCCACTTGTTGTCTTTACGTGTATTTTTAGAACATTTTAATGCAATAGCCTCAGAATCAAATGGTTGCTTTAATCCGCTTAACAAGGTTGTTACTGATTTCCATTTTGTATTGTCTTGCGGATCTATTGAAACGTAAGAATGTGTTGCTGCTTCAAATACTATTGCCATAATTATTTATTTATTTGTTTTAAAAGTTCTTGTTCTTCTGCTTCTGTAAGTTCTGCTTTCCAAAATCCTTTAGGACATTCAGATGCAAGAGATCTTGTTTTAAATCCTAATGAGCATCCACATTCCGAACAACAAGGTTGTGTGCCTGGTACAGCGCATGCATTACCTTTTGTATCTAAAAATTCACAACTTTTACATATTTCATTTCTAAAAAATGCAATATTTTCAACGTGCGCAGTCTTGAACATATTATTTTTAATACCTTCCATAATAAGACCACGGTTTTTCCATATTCTAATTGGATTTGCCATTTTTAAATTCTTGTTTTTTAAGTTTAACGTCTTGTTTTCGTTCTTGTTCTGATTTCATTAACTCTAGTAATTCCACATAACCTGCAATGTCCTTTCGTTTTTGAATGATCAACTCATATGTCTGTACTGAAATATCAACGTCTGTTTCAATTTTTTGTACAAACGCTATATTTTTTTTTATTTTTTCTTCTAATGATTTTCTTTTTATTACAAATGTTCCCAGATTAGGAACCGCAATAGAATGATGTTTAGCATTAGACAGTTTTTTTTGAACCGTTTTGTAATAAAACGATATTATTTCATCAACGATTTGAACAGGAAGACCTAAATCATTCGCTGTTTTTTCTACTATTGTTTTACGCTTTATTGGATTCAATTGCTAAATAGTTATAGTCTAATAATATATTACCTTTTGATTGTATGTTAATATCAGGATTTAAGTTTATAACTTTTCTACCTGATTTAGATTTAACAACAATATTTCTTTTTTCTAATTTTACAATTCTATTACGCACATTTTGCGAACGAACTGATAAATCTTCAGGTGCTGTTTCAGGATACAATTGTTTTGCAGCATTCATGCAAAATCCTACAAGTTCCATCGGTCCCCACATGACCAGTAATATAAGTATATCTAAGTCAGATGGAATAAGATGCTCTTTTTTAAAAAGCATAATTTCTGTGATTAACTGATATTTTATTACATCAGGAGTAGATACCCTTAGTTTTTTAGTTACTTTTTTTACTTCCATTTCTTCTTCTCTTGTTTGTTATTTTACACAAATTGTGCGATTTTGTACAGAATACTGTACATTTTGTGGAGGTGAGGAGAATCGAACTCCTGTCCAAAATCATGTTCAACAATACAATTTATACAGCTTTTAGGTAATCAACTCAGTTGACGACTCCACCACTCTGTTTAATCTAACAGAGAAATCTTTAATTTAGGCTGCTACAGCAACTTCTTCTCCTAATAAAGAGAATACTTTGTTCATGTTAGCTTCGATTTGTGCGTTTGCTCCTAGAGCCACTACACGAGAATTGTTTTTGCCATTTAATTATATTCATCTTAGTTTACAGTTATCTCTCTGGCTGATTGCATTATTTACTAGTAACCTGTCAAAACCTGTCACCCCCTTTTTATTTTCTATCTAACGATATGTTTTTACAAAATCTTATTTCTTTATTATTCAGTGTCCATATTTCACCATTATCCATAGCACATGTAAATAACAAATCATGCTCTTGTGAGTAATCAATAACCAAAAAAGCATATCCTTCCATGTTGTCAGACACTCTTTTAATTGGTATCATAGGATTTAATTGTAACATGTCATTAAATTTAGTAGCGTGGGTGGGACTCGAACCCACGTAGTTCAGGATATGAGCCTGAGCTGGAACCACCTCCAGTCTACCACGCGCTGTTGTAGTTTTTGAATACCCCCAGAACTACTAACTGTGCTAACCTACGATTTAGAGGACCTCCACGCCTACCATTTTCCTGATGTCAGGAAAGTGATCTGTAATTCCTGTCTTCGATACTTACCAGTGCACTGGCAGAGGTCTTATTACTTTGAATACTCATAATCAAGTATTTGACCTACTAAATCAGATCTGTGATTTTCTTTTAGTTTGATCCACTTAATACCACTAATCTTCTTTGATAACTCAATAGCATAAGACAATCCAGTAATCGATTCTCTTGTGTCTTGTTGTTCGTTGTCACCATTAATTACAATTTTACCTGTTTTACCAAGTCTTGTGAGAATGGCAAGCATTTCTGCTTTAGTAAGATTCTGTGCTTCCTCAACAATTAAAATATCATCGATAGTTTTACCTCTAATAAACTGTACAGGAAGAGCATCTATTTTACCTTGCTTGACAAAGTCATCAATCTTTATTGGATCCATGCATTTGTAAAGATTCTCAATAAGTGCTTCCATATACGGATTAAACTTATCTTCTAAACTCCCTGGTAAAAATCCCAACGATCTTCCTACTTCGATTGCAGAACGTGTTACTAAAATCTTTTCACATTGTTTTTTATTCAAAAAATCAATAGCAGTTTGTGCACCTACCAATGACTTTCCAGAACCAGCTCTACCAGTAACTATAACAATCTGATTATCAATAATTAACTGTTTAGCTTGTTTTTGTTCTTCATTAAGAGTGACATTATATTTAATCTCATTCTTTCTTGCTCTGTTTGGTTCTTTCATTTTTGTTGTTTTTGACTGTAAACACCTATACCTAAACACCACCTACGCCTCATGGCTGGATTCAGAACTACCGGGAAATGCCCAACAGCGATAGGATTTCACTTGTATTATGCAGTCGGATTATTACCAAATGATTGCAATATCACCCTCACTAATCATCATGTAAAGGGTTTTATCAATGTCAATTATTTCTGCCTGTTGTAATCCATAGGTTGGTACATATACTTTGTCACCTACAGCAACTTCTTCCACATCTTCCCCAATTGCAAATACTTCAAGTGCTGTCCATTGTTTCATTGCTGATGCATCTAATGCAGCGTCAGTTGCAGCATCAAGTTGGATTGAACTTTCTTTCTTTACCGGTTTAATAAGTAAAATTCTTCTACCGCGTAATTTTTTAAATTTTGCCATGATTAATATTTAAAGGTTAACAATTTAACAACATTCATTTGAGCATTAAGAACTTCTCCTACAGTATGCTCATAAAGATAATCATAGAAATCTGTTACTTCTTCTTTATTTTCATAATCCTCGTAGATTAAATCTGCTAATTCAGCACAAAGTTCTTTTGCTCTTTGAACTTTCTTATCTCCTGATGGGTTAAATGTTAACCCTACTAACTTTTCTCCAAATGTTAATTCTCTTGCTTCCATATGTTATATTTATTATTTTATAATTACTTTTTAAAAGAAAATTTTTCTCCTAAAATTTCTAATCTTTGACCCAAGACTTGCAAATACTCATTCATCAATCTTGATTGTTTGTAAAGCAAATCTTTGTTTTGGCGATCTAAATCAACAAATGCTTGTGTACGCATAAAATCGTTCAAGGCATTTGTTTTAGTTGCCAGCTCCTGTGCTTCTGTTAAAAGTCTGTCGTAAAATGAATTCTCCATTACTTCAAAATTTTGTCTATGTTATTAATTGTTTTTGTTGTTTCTGCTCGACTGCTTTCAACAGCTGTAAGTTCCTCAGACAACTCTTTTAGTTTTGCTTGAATATTATTAGCATATTCTTTTTGCTCATCATGCAATTGTTTTAACTCATCCTGCATTACAGTGAATACATTTAAGATTCTGGTTTTTTTTGCAAGAAGAGTATTGCTTGTAATTGGTTTTTTAGCAAACATATTATTCTGTTTTTAATTTTCTAACTTTTTCGTCTTCTTCTGGTTTTTCATGAGTAACCTGTGGTTCCGGATTACTTACCAAAATTTTGTCACCAACCTTAACTCCATTTTCTACTAACTCTGGATTAGCATCTAAATCGTTTTGTGTCACAATATGTTCAACTTCGTTTTGAGAAACTGGGTTTTGCATTTGTGCAAGTAACACAGTTGCCTGCATGCGTTGTGCTTCATTTTTTGCAATTTCTGCTTGAAGAGCTGTTAAGTCACGTCTTAATGATGCAATTTCAATTTGTTCTGTGTACCAAGCAATAATTTGTTCCTTTGTAGGTTGTTCTGGCGCTTTTGTTTCTGTTTTCATATTTGTTAAGTTATTAATTACATGACAAATATATAAAGAAAAGTTTAACTTTTACAAATTTATTTTATATTTGTAAAATATTAAACAAAAAACAATATGGTAACAGTACTTAAATTTAGCGCGTCATGGTGTGGTCCATGTAAAGCGTTGTCGCAAACATTGGGTGAAAAAGAAAATCTTAAAGAAATAGATATTGAAAAAAACCCAGAAATTACTCAGCAATATAAAATTCGAAATGTCCCAACTCTTGTTTTTTTACAAAACGGTATTGAAATACATAGAACTACAGGTTTAATAAATTCTAAAACGTATGACGATATAGTAACAGAAATAAACGATTCTAAAGAACATAATGTTAAAAACATATTGGCAATCGAAGTTGTTGATGAAATAATAGAAAAAAATGAATAACAAGTTACAACTATTTAGCACAGGCATGTTACAAGTATTTTTTGTAGCTGTTAATACTGTATTTTTAAGCAAGTCTATTTATATTGGTGTAGCATTTGCAGCATTTACAATCAGTATGATTTGGTCGTACAATGTAAAAAAAGTAGTGTTTGGTACAATGAAAGATAGAATATGCTATTCTTTTGGTGCAATGATCGGTAGTCTATTAGGACTATTATTAAGTGATTTTTTAATAAACATAATTCAAAAACTATGGCAATAATTGTAAAGTGTAATTTAGATTTTGGTCAAATTGTATATGTGAAAACAGATATCTCACAGGATCCAAGACAAGTAATAGGCGTGCAAGCAACCGCTGATGGAGGAAAACTTATAAAACTAAGTACTGATGGCGAAATAAGCTGGCACTATGAATGTGAAATAAGCGAAGAAAAAGACATACTAATGGCAACTAGTAATTAAATAATATTGCGTATCGCAATGTGCAATGCAACCCTGGCGTAACTGCTGGGGTTTTTTGTTGCGCGTTTGTCAGTAGTTGCAGTTGACGGTGATGATCACCGGTATAAAAAAATTTGGTAAACTGGAACTGGAAAAATATTGTGTGTGAGAAAGGTGATACCCCCTACCAAAACCACCCCCAGCGAACCGCCAACTACCCTCTACCCCCCTTTGAATTCAGGATAAATTGTGTCTTATATGAAAACTATCTATTTCATTCAGGGATACTCTATTGTTGCTATGTCTTGGAGAGAAGCGTTTGCTTACTTCAGAGCGTACTGCAAGGAAGAGTAGAGTTCAACTACGTTGAACACCTGACAGCCAAAAACTCATGGTCTCTTGAACGAGGGACCATGATTTCTAACTATTAGGCACACATTAAATTGTAATTATTAATCTTTATATAAATATCTTATGAAAAACTTCAGAGAAAACTTCGCGATCATGATGTTCACTACATCTATTGTATCATTGCTTATTGTAATGATGATTACACCAGTTGGCGGCTGGTGTGAATCTAATCCACATCACATGGATTATAAGAATGCATTCCTCATTACTAACATAATGACTTATGCATCTGTTATATTATTAATCTATAAAAATCGTAAATCACGATAACTAATCAAGGGTGATGATGCTACATTCCATCACCCTTAAAACTCAATTAATAATCTTTAATACTTGATAATTATGAAAATTACAAGAATTCCTCAAGGAAAATTTAGAATAGGCAGACACGTTCTAAACAAAAATGAAGTACTGCAATATCAACTGGAAGTTCTCAAAAAAGAAAAACCAGGAAATGTTAACGTAAAATGCTTGACTACAGGATTTGTCAATTTCCTACGTGAAGATACATCAATGTTTACTGACGTATTTCCTGTGGAATCTCCATGGCGTACAGAAATAGAAATCACATGGAAATTTAGAATGTTGATGAAAGAAATAGATGATAGAACAAAGTTCTCCTCATCTTTATAAATAACAAGGGTGATAGAGCTACCTTCTACCACCCTTAATAATCAATAATTAATCTTTAAAAAACTCTTGCATGAGTATAACTGCCTAACATTATGGAAAATCATATGTTCAAAGATGTATCTCGCGTAAACTTAAGCGAGTTACACGTATTACCTACATTGGTAAATGGTAAAGTAGTAGTTATCAATAATGATAAAAGCTACACGATGTATAAACTATTTGATGATTGTATCATCAATGATGGTTTCGATCCTACTGATTATGATCTGTGTAGAGCTGATTTCTATACTTATGGTAATCATAGATACGAGTTAGTATGGGATAATAATGTCGGTAGACATGTACGTCAATGTACAGGTTCTGACAAAATTGTTCAGTATACTACTTATAGAATTGGCTCAGCTTCTAGTTATAGTAAGCGCATTGCCAAAGCAAGAATTGAACAAAAGCTTGTTGAACAAGCATATCAAGCTCATCTTGCTAAAAATAATTGTGATAAGTGTGAATATAACACATCTTATGACTTAAAACCTGGTGATAAAATTCATATCAAATCTCGCCAGGGTATTTATGAAGTTGTAAGCTGTGATTATTATACAATCACAATCACCTGCAAACGATGGTCTGTCGATGGTAGTAAACCAATCAAGATCATTAGCAGACAAGACTTTAAATGTCTTGCTGGTGGATTACATAACTGGTCACGATAAACGTGACTGGTTATGCTACCTTCCACCACCCACAATAATCAGGAGGGAGTCGCTGCCTGCAATGTGCGACAAATCATTTAT